TGTAAGGGTGGGTGCTTTTCATCTACTGTTATCAATCGTCAATCAATCGTACATTTATCGGAGCATTAAAATGATATATTATACAATCAATAAAATATTAGGTCAGGATGAGGATGGGTGGATCACATCTGAACAAATCGTTTATGATGATGATGGTAGGACAATCACTTTTCCAGATTTAGAAACTGCTGAATCTTACTATGAACAGACTATGCCTAACGTATCGGTCAATCCGTTTTACATAGCGATACATGAAGCAGAAGATGATGATGCATGGAAATGGGCAACAGAACGATTTTTGGTTAGAAGATACAGAAAGAGGAGTTAACATGAAAAAGAAAATTTCAAAAAAAGTGGTAAAGCATTTTATAGGACATGATCCTCAAGATTGGATTACAGATTGTATGTATAGATTAATGAACAAAAAAATATCAGTATCTGATTTAAGGAAAGAAGCTAAAGCTATGTATAAAAGTTATACCAAAAGATAGAAAGGGGGCGGGGCTTTACTTACATAAACAGATGTGCTATATTAATAGTGTGTTAACGAGTATGACCATTTATAATTTCAACATTGCCACGTGGCAAACTTAAAATAAGGAGGGCATCATGCCATTCACAATTAAAAATATACTAACTGAAGATGAAATTGCAGTAACTAAAAAGATCAGAGATACGGGTGCGTATGATTGGACACGTAAGAGAAAAGCGGGGGAAGAGGATTACTCAATATCAATGCACAAAATATCTCTTCTTCTCAAGGAAGGCTTGAACAAAAAGGAGATTGCTAAAAAGTTGCAGAAAAGATATTGGCAAGTTGACTATATCATTGATCTGTTGATTGCAAATCAAGCTCATCCTACTCTATCAAAGAAGGAGCAAGCACGTAGAACTTGTGTAGAAAAGATGCGAGCAATCTCTAGGTGGAAGTTCTTGAATAAAGAGCCAGAAAATTTCACCTCTCATAATTTCAGAAAGTTAGCAACTGCTATGAAAGAGTTGGAGCAACAAACCTTAATTAAAGAAGGCAAGAAAAGGAAGGTAGCATAATGACTACTCATTTAGAACGCATTCATAGGTGTGTGAAGTCTACCCTCGCACATCAACGCAAGAACAATAAGGTAGATGTCTTCATGGTCTTGCAACGTGTCGATCACAAAATCAATCGTCAGCCATTAGGTCACAAGTTAGTAGATGAAATGCGATATGCTACATCTTGGGATATTCAAGATGCAAAACAAAATCTACTGTATGCAATGGACTATCTGTTTGATGTAGAAAAGTATCCGTACATCAATGACAAAATGATTGATGATTTAGTTAATACTGCACAGATGCATATCTATTGTAAGATGATTGGCTACACATCAATGGAGTGGTCTATGTCTAGTCTTAAAATGGAGCAAGTTAAAAAGTATAAACCATCGTGGAGTTTGGCTCGTATCAATTGGGATGGGGCAACATGGTACTTGCCACCTATTTTTGATAAGATAGAGGAAGCACACATTTGGCTTAACTATAACTGTCAGTACATTCCAAGAAAGGAGATCGGTGTTGACAACTACGAGTAATTTTGATATAACTAGTTACATGAGCAACGTCATAAAGAGGAGATAGAATTATGGCTTTAGATTTTACAAATATTATTGATTTACCTGACTATTTACAGTTTAATACACACTATGAAACGTCACGTATGCATGACAAAAAGTATGCAGTTAATAGTGTGACAGATGAGGTGCTAGGCATTGTGGGTAGCAACTTTAATTGTGGGTCACATCAAGAGTTCACTAACAGTTTTGCTCAACCATTGTTTGACAAGTTGTCAGATGATGATGTTAAAAATATGGATATGAAGATATCAACTGCTAGGAACAATGCATTTATGATGCTAGACCTTGCCTTTCCTACGACTAAGACTACCATCACGACAGATAAGATGGCACAAGATGTAAGTTTACGTGTTGTTGCTTTGCATGGTGTGGATGGTTTGTGTTCCAATCAAGTTTATTTTGGTGCAATAGATAGTTTCTGTACGAATGGGCAGATTACGGGTGAACATGACAAGGTGCGTAAGAAGAACACAAGTGGCTTTCGTATGCATGATTTCTTACGTGACATTGAGAACATGGATTTTGATTTCAAGCGACACACTACGAAGTTACAAGATTGGGCGAACACATCATTGCCACACGATACTAAACCTTTAATTGAAAGCTTGATTAAGTCTGAACGCAAGGCAGATAGAATGTACAATCTATACAATGCAGAGGTGCAAAAGAGAGGGCGTAACCTTTATTCTCTGTATAGTGCGTTCACCAATTACAGCACATACGCAGATGAACGTAATGGTTTCAAAGAGAGAAACACAGGCAAGGACACAAAGGCTGTGACCATGTGGAAACGAGAGGAAGAAGTGTCTAAGTGGGTATCTTCATCACAGTTCAAGGCTCTGACTAATGTATAGTGAGTACTTGAATCAGAAGATGACACATGTTGAGTGCAATCATAAGGGTTGCACTTCAACTAACGCAGTAGTAATCATGGACAAGATGCCTTATTGTGCAGAGCATGGTTACTACAAGCAAACAAGTAGAATTTTATATTTAGATATGAGAGAGGACAGAGATGATTGATAGAGAGGACATACAAGATGCATGGGATGAAGCTGAAGAGTTACATTGTTCTCTTAGAGAACTAAATGATGAGGAGTTGGTGGATTGTAGGAAAGCTTTGATTACAAGAGTAGCAAAAATTATGATTTATTTGGAGGATGATTAATGAATAAAGAAAGAAAATTTACAGTTGGTGGAGAAGAAAAAACATTCGCAAACATGAATAGCATTGAGCAAGATAAATTAGCTAATGATATTTGTATGACTCATCCTTTAGGTAAAAGAGGATTAAATGAATACATGGGTGAAGAGTATGCGAATGATGTAATCTTGAATAGAACTGCGACAGAGATCAAAAAAGATATAAGATGGTTTCAAGAAATGATAATTAATGGTAAATTACACAGACGTTTAGGTGGTTGGTTAGCGAAGGAGATTGACAATGAGTAATGTACACAATGATGCTCTAAAGGAGCAAATACTAGATGAAATTATGGCGACAACCACAGAAAATCTTATTGAACAAGTAGCTAGTATGGGTAATAACCTATTGATTAATCAGCTAGATAATGTTATAGATAAGTTGTTGGAACATAAACTTGAGGAGCAATCACTATGAATGGTAAAGATTGGCATAAAAATGATACTTCATATTACGCAGTTTACTACACAAACGATGATGGAAATTTTTGGAGATGGATTGATGTAGTCACAAATAATTTTGGGGAATGGCTAAAACGAGAAAACAAAGTGAGAGAAGTTAATGAAGGTCAAGAACCTTATAACTCAGACGATTTTTGGTTAGAAGAAGTTGAAGTGTTTTCAAGGGAGCAATCACGATGATAACATTAGATAAGTTAACTACCCTATATAACAAGTGGGGTGATGAGCAAGGAGTTCAGCCTTTGAGTTGTGCTTTTGAAGAGAGATACTTTCACGAAGAGGGTAGGTTCAATGCAACACAGTTATTGTGGCTAGAAAAATTTATACGAGTTTGGGATTATGCACAGGAGAAAGACTATGAGTGAGATACTAACGAGTAGCATACAAGCTACAGATGTAGACAAAAAGATATACAAACTCTTTGATCTATTCCATGATCACGAGGGAGATACTTATACAACTTCATTTGAAGTGCCTAACTTACATGATCAGATAATGACCTATGATAATGGCAATCCATTAGAGTTCAACATAGGTTTGATCGTAGGATCAAGTGGGTCAGGTAAGTCATCAATCTTGAAACAGTTTGGTGAAGAGTACAAACCTATGTGGATAGATGATAAATCAATTGCTAGTCATTTCGGTAGTGTAGATGATGCCATTGAGAGATTGAGTGCAGTTGGCTTGAATAGTGTGCCTACATGGGCTAAACCTAGACATGTCGTATCAAATGGTGAGGGGTTCAGGGCAGATTTGGCTCGTAAACTAGCTTATGGTTCAGTAATTGATGAGTTCACATCCGTAGTCAATCGTAATGTGGCTAAGTCATGCAGTTCTAGTGTGGCTAAGTACATACGTAAGCAAGGACTATCGCACATCGTATTTGCATCGTGCCATGATGACATTATTGAATGGCTTGAGCCAGATTGGGTATATAACACAGACACAAAACAGCTTGTGTCGAGGGGGTCACAAAGGCGATGGATCAGACCCACAATTGAACTTAGTATTTACAGATGTCAGCGAGACAAATGGGAAATGTTTAAGAACCATCACTATCTAAATCACAAGCTACCACATGCTACTCGTTCATGGATAGCTAAGTGGGGAGATGAACTTGTAGCATTCGCATCATCTATCTGTCTACCCGGTCGTACCCCCGGTTTATATGAGGGCGACATTCGTTTGAAGTGGCGAGAGTGTAGGACAGTATGTCTACCTGACTTTCAAGGTATTGGTTTAGGTACACGATTATCTGATACGATTGCTGACATGCATATTGAACAAGGCTTACGATATTTCTCTAAGACTAGTCACATACGCATGGGCGAGTATAGGCAGAAGTCACCATTATGGCGACCAACTGCTACAAACTTGGTGGACAGATCAAAGAGTGGCAACAGTAAGAGTTGGCATCACTTTCCACTAGAAAAGAAACGCATATGTTATTCACATGAGTACATAGGCGAGAACAAGAAGTCTTATGATCCTAAATGGTTAGAGGTATATAATGAAAGTAGAAAAGATAAAGTGCAGTAGTGAGTTGATGCGACAGAGGAATACACCTAATGAAGATGCATTCAAAGTTACACTACAAGGTCTGACTTTGAATGAGGTCGAGAAGGTGGCGAACTTTGTCACAGATGTTTTAATGAAGAATAGAAATCAAATGGCATATAAATATGGGAGAATGTACGAATGAATACAGATCAATACAGTTTTGTTCCTGAGCAATGGCGAGAGCATTATGCAAAAGCAGAACAAAGAAAGAATAGGATTAAAATGAAACCATATCACAATGAAGGGTTTGGCATAGCATATATGTGGATCATTATGTCTGTGCTAATCATTCCCATGACTTTGATATTCTTATCAATGGGTACGTGGGATATGTTTTGGAAAATGCACCTACCTGATGGTGATTGTTGGGAGAATGCCAAACACGAGAAGGTATGTAAGCAAACTGCAAACTGTAAAATAGGAAGGAATTTTTGTGATGACTAGACGTATGCATATAGAAGATTTTTTAAATGAAGCAATAAAAACAATACAAAAGCATTATAAAGATAAGTATGATAATGATGTATTAGTTCCTGATAGTGTGGAAATAATGCAAAGGCATCCTGAAATTGTTTCAGCTATTGTGTCAACCTTAACTGAAAATGAAATACTAGATCATAAATCTGACATGCATAGAGATAAAATGTTTTTGTGATGTATAATAGGTGGAAGAGTTTACTATTTATTATAGTGCTTGCTTATTTGTGGGAGCTACATATTGAAAAACGATTTGTCAGTATGTGGCACTACCCACGAGTTACAATCTGTGGAGAGAACGATGAAAAAATTAAAAATAGTGCGTGTCAATCCTATCGCAAAGGCTATGTTAACTGATCGTAAGCCACCACAAATTGTGCCACCTAAAAAAGGGAAGAAGAAACCACACAAACGTGTAAACATTAATGTGAGGAGTTATGATTATGACACAGAGATATAGGAATGTGAGAGATCCTCGTGTTCTCGTTAAAATGATGGAAGAAATAAGCGATATTATACCTGTACATGCTACACATGAAGATGTAGTTAGAATGGTTCTTTTGTTTATTTCTAATTATGCAATTGATTCATTTTGTGCTGAAGAAATATTGACATATGCATTAGAAGATGTTAGAAATATGTATGATAAATGGGGAGATAGAGATGTCGTTACTTGTGAAAGATGGCAATGATGATTTACCATACAATATAAAGTCATTCTTAGATGAGATTGGTGTGCGTGAAACAATTATTCTTACTAGAGAAGAAACACCACGCATTGAATATGACGTTTGGCTACCATCCCACAGGGGTGAAGAGCCACCATTTTAAATACCAAGTTTGCCACGTGGCAATGTTGAATTAGGAGATATCATATGAATAAAAAAATACCAAAACATGTACGAGTAGTTCGTGATTCTGATGGAACTACGTGGTGGGAGTACAATCCACCTATGAGGGCAGTAGTGGTGGGCATCGTACATCCTATGAGATGCGAAGCAAATCGCTATGCATCGTATAATAAGATAGAAGAACAGAATAAAAAGCTAAATGAGTGGCAAAAGTTTGTTATTGCACAGAAAATACCAACTGACAAAAGCACACTTTATGCTTTATTTAGATTTTACCAAACTACACACAGTTTCAACAAGTTACGTGAGCAAACTAAGAGAGATTATCGCAATCTTATGCACAAAGGCTTGATGACTAAGATAAAAGGGGGTAGAACACTACAAAATATTAAGTTGGGCAAGCTATGTCGGTCAGATATCAAGTCAGCATACGAGAAGTGGCTAGAGAGAGGGTCAAGAACTGCTAACATCACGCATTCTGTATTGCGTAAGGTACTAAATGTCGCACTTGAGTACGATATCATCGTGGCTAATCCTAGTTTAGGCATAGAAAAACAAAAAGAGTTGGCTAGGAAGGTTGTTTGGACACAAAAAGAAGTAAGATTGTTCCTAGAAACTGCTTATAGCAAGTGGAATTGGTCAAATATTGGTTTGATTACACACATGGCTTACGAGTGGGGGCAACGAGTGGGTGATATGCGTGAGTTGAAGTGGTCATGTATAAATTTTGATGACCAAGTTCTAACACTTGAACAATCTAAACGTAGATCAGAGGTGTTTCTACCTATTTCTGATGATTTGGTGCGTATGTTAAAGAAACAACATGAGAATTGGGGGTGGCAAGAGTATGTTGCACCTAATGTATCGCCATACAAAACTAAATACAGACCATATGACAAGACACAAATCTCCACAAAAGCAAATGAGATTAAAGAAAAGTGTGGTCTATCTCCTGATTTAAAAATCATGGACATGAGAAGAACTAAAATCACAGAGATGGTGGAGAATGGTGTAGATATAACACAGATCATGGCAGTAAGTGGGCATCAAAATATACAATCGGTGACACCTTACGTAAAACACACACTAAAATCAGCAAAAAGTGCGTTATCAAAGACACAATCTTTAAATATTTTTAGTGGTGGGTCTTGACAAAATGAAGTTTGCAGTTCACATACATTATAAGTGGAGCATCTAGATGTTTATAAATACATATATAAATGATTTACATATTAGTGAGGGCGATAGCTACAGAGGAGATTGCCCTTTGTGTAAAGGCAAGAATACATTTACTGCATCTAAGGTGGATGGCATTATTGTATTCAACTGCTATAGAGTATCGTGTGGGTCAAAAGGAAAAGTTTCTGTGGGATTAAATCGTGAAGACATATACAATCTTATGAATAAAAGTCCAAGTTTGCCACGTGGCAATGTTGAGGAGTTTCAAATGCCACCACACGTAACACATGACATAAGCAAACCTATCATCAAGGCTTTCATGTCTAGGTGGGGGTTGCATAAAAACTTATCAGCATCATATATTATGTACGATGTAAAAGATGATCGTCTTGTTTTTCCTCTTAGAAATGAGAATGGTACATTAATAGATGCTATAGGACGTAGCTTGGTTGGGGGGCATCCGAAATGGCTACGTTATAGTGGTAGGGCAGACTACTATGTGCAACATACGTGGAAAGGAAGAAAGAAAGCAATCATAGTTGAGGACGTTGTGTCATCTCTAGTAGTCTATGATTGTTTTCCTGATGTTGATGGTGTTGCCATATTGGGTACTAATCTCAATCATCGACACATTGATTTCCTATCTAAGTATGAGCATTGTGTAGTTGCCCTAGACCCTGACGCAAGGAGTAAGACAGTTGCTTACACAAAGGAATTAAAGAATTATGTTTCTGAAGTAACTGCCTACCCCTTGACAGATGACATAAAATATAAGAGAGTAGAGGACATAGAAGGATTGAAAGAGGTGTTAGCATGACAGAGTTGGCTTTAATAAGATCACTCATGGATAAAAAGTTCTATGATGAACACAAAGGTGCTAAGTCACCTGATAAAATATTTTCTAAAGATGTAGTCAAGATTAAACAAGTCTTGGACTATTCAATGAAGAAGTACGAAAAGGATTTAACTGTAGATGAGTTACAAGCTTTATTTATGGCTAACAATCCAACAATGACAACTGCCAACAGAGAAGTGTATACTAATCTGTTTTTTAAGTTAAGTAAGCAGAAAGCTATGGACAAAGAAATAGCTAGTGATGTGCTATCTAGTTTATTTAGGCAGATGTTAGGCGAGGAGATTGCAAACATAGGATTTGATTATGTTAATGGTAAGACCAATTCGTTAGAACCTTTACGTAAGATAATACATAAACACAATGATGACTTTTTACCTAATATTGAAATTGATTGGGAAGACATAAGCATTGAAACACTTTTGCGTCTTAATGATCTTGAAGCTAAGTGGAAGTTCAATCTACCTACTCTCAAACAAAGAATAGAGGGCATCAGCGATGGGCATTTGGTTATGATTGGTGCAAGACCTAACACAGGTAAAACATCGTTTCAGGCATCAATAATAGCAGGTCCTGGTGGCTTTGTTGAACAAGGAGCAAGATGCATTATATTAACTAATGAAGAAGCATATCATCGTGTCGGTTCACGATACTTAACTGCAACAACAGGAATGGACATGAAAGCAATCAAGAACAATCCGGCTAAAGCAGGGATGTTATATAAGAAAGTAACAGATAGGCTGACCATCAAAGATTGTACAGGTTTGTACATGGACTACGTTGAGTTGACAATCAAAGCAACTAAGCCTGACATTGTTGTGTTAGATATGGGTGACAAGTTTGCTATGCGTACAAGTGATAAGTCTGATGTGTACTTGAAAGATGCGGCAATTCATGCTAGGAACATAGCTAAGTTGCATGGTTGTGCAATTATATGGATGAGTCAATTGTCTGCTGAAGCAGAGGGCAGAGTCACACCTAATCAATCTATGCTTGAAGGGTCTAAGACAGGAAAGGCGGCAGAAACAGATTTGATGTTGCTCTTATCTAAAGACCCCATGCTTGAAGGCGAGGAAGAAACAGATATAAGACATATTGTTGTGTCTAAGAATAAGTTGAATGGATGGCATGGTACAGTTACTTGTCGTTTAGATAAAGAGAAATCATTTTATATACCTTGAGGACAAAATGAAATTAGTAGTTGATGTAGAAAACACAGTAATCACAAGAGATGGCAAGCTACACCTTGATCCATACGAGCCAACAAATACTTTAACAATGGTGGGTATTGGTGATGCAAATGGTAGTGGTGAACCAACTGTATTTACTTTTGATCATGCTGAGATACAACCAGATAGTGCTGACAAATTACAGCGTTTACTTGAGGATGCGTCATTATTGATTATGCACAATGCCCAACATGATTTGCAATGGTTGTGGGGATGTGGGTTTAAATTTGATTGCGACATTTATGATACAATGTTAGCTGAGTATGTCTTATGTAGAGGAGTTAAGAAAGGCTTGTCGCTTGAGAAATGTGCAGAACGATATGAATTGCCACATACTAAGTCAGATATATTAAAAGAGTATTTCAAGAAAGGTTTCACGACTAGAGATATACCCCATGCTGAATTAAGTAGCTATTTGAAAGATGATATAAGAGTTACTCGCTGTCTTTATTGGGCATTGTTTAAAAGATATCAAGATCAAGAAAATCAATCTTTGCACAAAGTGTTGGACATAAAAAACAAGGTGTGTAAGACGTTAACTCGCATGTACATGAAAGGCATGAAGGTTGATGAGATGGAATTAGAAAAGGTACGAAATGAGTTTGAACAAGAAAAAACAGACATAGTACTTGAATTATCAGATCAAATGAACATATTAATGGGAGATACACCGATTAATCTTAATAGTCCAGAACAATTATCGCAAGTAATATACAGTCGAAAAGTTATTGATAAAAAGATATGGGGCGAAGAATTGTTTCAACAAGTTAGGGATAAAAGAGATTTTAATCGGTGTGTCGAACAGAATACTGTGCCTATGTACAAAACTAAAGCGATTAAATGTGATGAATGCAATGGTAATAAGAAGATACATAAGATTAAAAAAGATGGTACATTATTCAAAAAACCAAATATATGTAAGAAGTGTCTAGGTGAAGGCTTTCTATTGATACCATCTCAATCTATCGCAGGCTTACGATTCAAACCTACAAGTAAATCATGGATAAGTGCTAATGGTTTCTCTACTGCAAAAGGTGATCTTGATATACTACAGAATCAAGCAACAGCGAATAACTTAATTCCACAAGCTAAGTTCATAGCTAATGTAAAACGTCTGTCTGCTCTAGATTCGTACTTGTCGTCTTTTGTGCAAGGCATCAAGACATTTACAAAAGAAGATGGTTTCTTACATGTGGGATTAACGCAACACATTACATCTACAGGAAGATTTAGTGGTAGAAGTCCTAACATGCAAAACATGCCGCGAGGTGGTACATTTCCTGTTAAGAAAGTATTTGTGTCACGTTTTGAAAATGGACAGATACTAGAAGCTGATTTTGCTCAATTGGAGTTTAGAGTGGCGGCATATTTGTCACAGGACAAGGTGGCTATGGAAGAGGTTAGAACAGGTTTCGATGTGCATAGTTATACTGCTAAGATTATATCTGATGCGGGACAACCTACGAGTCGTCAAGTAGCTAAGATGCATACGTTTGCTCCGCTTTACGGGGCAAGTGGGTATGGCAGAACGAAAGCAGAAGCAGAGTACTATACGCACTTTAATGAAAAGTATAAAGGAATTGCTCAATGGCATAAAAAGTTAGCTGATGAAGTAGTTGCAACAAAGCGAGTTACAATACCATCAGGTAGACAATATGAGTTTCCATTAGTTGAAAGGAGAAGAAATGGTAGCGTAAGTTTTTTTACTATGATTAAGAATTATCCTGTTCAAGGTTTTGCAACAGGTTGTATTGTTCCGATAGTCTTATTGGAATTTGAGAAATTGTTAGGAAATCTACAGAGTTGTTTAGTAAACACAGTACACGATTCAATCGTTGTTGATGTACATCCTAACGAGGTGGATGAAGTGATAGCGGCAGTAGCACACCTAAATCAAAATCTGCACGACATCATCCACCAATACTATAATATTGATTTTAATGTACCATTATTATTAGAATCAAAAATAGGAAAGAATTGGCTTGACACGAAAGAAATTTAGTGTATAACTATAGATTCTATAAAAGTCGAAAGTGAGGATATAATGACTACTAACATAGTAACACAAGATAATATGAACAAATACAATGTCGAAATGGCAAAGATAATGGGTGTAGCTGATGATGATGATTCATCTGAAAGTAAAACATCTACACTAGCTAGAGTAAAGATTATTCATGCACCAATTATGGGTATGAAAACTATTGATGGCGAGGAAACAGAAACTGTTGTTGTCAAAGGTGGTTCGTACTCTATACAAATGCCTGACGATAAGATTGTTTATGGTAGCAAATTAACGATGCGACCATTCATGCAGAGGTACATGTACAAGAAATATGTACAGGGTACTGATGTAGATAATCCGGGCTACTTTGTGAAAACAATCATGGCTGACTCTTTGAATCAAGACCTCAAAGATACGCATGGTGGTTACAATTGTGGTAAACCCGCAGGATACATCAAAGACTTCAAAGCACTTAGTGAGGATATGCAAAAGCTTATACGTACAATCAAACGTGTGCGTGTTATATTTGGTTTAGCTACACTTACTAATCCTGTTGATGAAAGTGGTAAGAAGATCAGTAACTTTGATACCAATATTCCTGTTATATTTGAAGTAGACAATCGGACTAGCTTTAAAACATCAGGTGAACCTTTTTCATCATTAGCTAAACGTAAGCATTTACCTATACAACATTTAATTGATTTTAGTACTGAAGTACAGGAACTACAAACAGGTGGTAAATATTATACAGTTATTGCTAAACTACGTGGGGAATCAATTGATGTTAACAAGGAAGATGCTGAAATGCTACAATCATTTTTAGATTGGATAACTAATTACAATAATTATGTTACTACTAGCTTTGATGAGAAGAGAGGTAATCATATGTCAGAAGAAGAAGCAGAGATTATTGATCAGATTGTGGGCAATGATTTACCTGAAATTGAGGTAGCCTAATGAACCATCCTGTTGAACTGTTGGCTCAAGCCTATCTTAAAGATATTGTTAATAACAAAACTAAGATGGACTCCGACACTATCGAAACTATTGTTAATGATATACGAGATGCCTTGCACCGACAGTTTGCAGGGGAAACACGACAAGAGTTTAGACTAAGACCATCTAACTTGGGCAGACCTAAGTGCCAACTATGGTTTGATAAGAACAAGCCTAGCGAAGGATCTGATCTGCCCTCTAACTTCGTCATCAATATGTTTTTAGGTGATGTTGTTGAGTCTGTATTCAAAGGCATTCTTAGAGCCATGAAAGTCGAGTTCAAAGACAATGGCAAGATTGACATAGACATAGAAGGTGAGAACATAACAGGTGAGTACGATCTTATACTTAATGGAAAAGTTGATGATGTTAAGTCAGCATCTGCTTGGTCATATAAAAATAAGTTTGACAGTTATGGTAGCCTATCTGAGAAAGATGCATTTGGTTACATACCACAATTAGCTATCTATGCAAAGGGAGCTAATGTTGATGTTGGTGGATGGTGGGTTGTTAATAAAAGCAATGGCGAATTTAAATATATATCTGCTGAACAGATGGATGTAGAAGATGTTATGAAGGACGTAAAGTCTACTGTGTCTTATATAAACAATGATGAACCATTTGAACGCTGTTATGAACCTACAGTTGAAACATATAGAAATAAAGAAACAGGAAATATGTTATTACCTGAAGAGTGTCACTTCTGCAAATACAAATATGATTGTTGGGAAACACTAGAGGAGTTACCATCTAAAACATATCAAGGAGCTAAAGAACCCCCCATGAAAGAATACGTAGCATTAGCATGAGAAGAAGACACAATAAACGTAAGTATCGTAGTGGTCTAGAAGAAAAAGTAGCAGAGTTTATACAAGAGCATGAGTCTTGTGTTCGCTATGAAGAGTTCAAGATCAAATGGACAGATGTACGTTTTAGAGTATACACTCCTGACTTTGTTTTAGATAATGGTATTATTATTGAAACAAAAGGACTGTTTACTAGTGAGGATCGTAGAAAACATATTGAGGTACAAAAGCAACATCCAGAATTAGATATTCGATTTGTCTTTACAAACGAAAGAAATAAACTATATAAAGGAAGCAAGACTACCTATGGTATGTGGTGTGATAAAAACAATCTTAAATATGCAACGAGGATTATACCTCTTAAATGGTTAAAGGAAAAAAATAATGTACGTGATAAACGAAAATGATTTTGCCCTTATTATTAGATGCACAGAAAAGGATGGTACGTGGGATGGCAATGTAGATATTAAATTATTTTATTCTGAAGATAACATGTATGGCAAAGAAGCCATAGACAATGTTCTTAAAATGATGAGTTTACTTAGAACATGTATTACAATGATGACTGAAGATAAAAATTTCTTAGCTAAAGTTCATGCTAAAAACAAAGAAGAACATGAAGCTCAAGTCCATGAGGAGATGGATAAACATGATGCACTTGAACATAAAGTAAAGAGTAATCCAAAAGTAGTTTCTAAAAAAGGTAATGTAATAACAATTGATTGGGGGCAAGTATAATGGCTATAGAAGAGTTTGATGGTAAGTATACAGAGGATGCATTTACACCTAATTTAGAAGACATGGTAAATAATCCACCTCATTACAATCAACATGGTATAGAATGTTTAGATGCGATACGAGCCGCAACAGGTGAGGGGTATCAATATTATTTACAAGGAAACATATTAAAATATTTGTGGAGATATAGATATAAGAATGGAAGAGAAGATTTACAGAAAGCATTATTTTATCTACAAAAAATGATTGAGGAAGTAGATGAAAGTTAAAGTATTCTTAATGCTTGACATTGATGAGGAAGAGAATATACTTCCTATTGATGATGACATAGAGGATGCTATACAAAGCACCATTGAAGATTTAATCTTTGATGTTGATGGAATTGAAATTAAAAGTATAAAGGTGACACATGACAAACGCACTACCAACTGATTACCAAAACTTCATAGCTGTTTCTCGCTATGCAAGATGGATTGCTGAAGAAAACAGAAGAGAAACGTGGACAGAAACAGTATCAAGGTACATGGATTACTTATGTAGCAAAATTAATATTGATAATGCTACTAAAGGATATCTGTGGGAAGCGATACATAGCCTACAGGTAATGCCATCTATGAGAGCATTAATGACTGCGGGTGTTGCACTTGATCGTGACAATACTGCGGGATACAACTGTGCTTACTTGCCTGTTGATGATCCTAAATCATTTGATGAAGCTATGTACATATTGCTGTGTGGTACAGGTGTTGGCTTTAGTGTGGAAAGACAGTATGTAGAGAAGTTACCTGATGTTCCTAATAAATTATATAAGTCAGACACATGTATTAAAGTTAAGGATAGCAAAGAAGGTTGGGCAAAAGCATTACGAGTATTGATTTCACTTTTATACGCAGGTGAAATACCTATATACGATGTATCAAAGATACGTCCTGCGGGATCTAGATTGAAGACATTTGGTGGTACTGCATCTGGACCCGGACCTTTAGTGCAACTGTTTCAATTTGCTATCAATACATTTGAGAATGCTAAAGGACGAAAGCTTAATTCGTATGAGTGTCACAGTTTAATGTGTAAAGTTGGTGATGTAGTTGTATCAGGTGGAGTACGCCGGTCAGCCATGATTAGTTTGTCTAATTTGTCTGATATAAGAATGCGTCATGCTAAGTCAGGCAAGTTTTATGAAACTGCACCACACATGAGTATGGCTAATAATAGTGTTGTCTACACAGACAAGCCTGATGGTGCTACATTCTTACGAGAGTGGACTTCACTTGTTGAGTCTAAGTCAGGTGAACGTGGTATATTCAATAGAGTTGCCGCACAAAAGCAAGCTGAGAAGAATGGAAGACGCACATCAGACATAGATTTTGGATGTAACCCATGCTCTGAGATCATACTACGTCCATATCAGTTCTGTAACCTTACTGAGGTGGTAGTTCGTGATAAGGATACCTCTGATGACCTAGCGAGAAAGGTGCGATTAGCAACGATTCTAGGTACTGCACAGGCGACATTGACTAAGTTCCCATATTTGAGAAAAGTGTGGACAGATAATACAGAAGAAGAAAGATTGTTAGGTGTTAGTCTTACAGGTATTATGGATAATGGATTGACTAGTTCTACATATGATTTGAAACATATATTAACAGATCTAAAGCAAGTAGCTATTGATACAAATAAAGTTTATGCTGATAAGTTTGGTATACCACAATCAACTGCAATTACTTGTGTTAAGCCTAGTGGTACAGTATCTCAACTTTGTGATTCAGCTAGTGGAATACATCCTAGATATGCAGAGTACTACATAAGAACTGTAAGAGGTAGTAATCACGATCCACTTACACAGTTTATGAAAGAACAAGGTGTTCCTAGTGAGCCATGTGTAAGCAAACCAAATGAGAATACTGTATTTAGTTTTCCATTTAAATCACCTCGTACATCTGCAAATGTATCTAATGTATCTGCAATAGATCAGCTAGAGTTATGGCTAACATATCAAAGATATTGGTGTGAGCATAAGCCTAGTTGCTCTGTCTATGTTAGAGATCACGAATGGGCAGAAGTTGGTGCATTTGTTTACAAACACTTTGATGAAATGTCAGGTGTATCTTTCTTCCCTAAAGATGATCACGTATATCAACAAGCACCATATAGTGAATGTACTAAAAAAGAATATGAAGAAGCAATAAAAAAAGCCCCATCTAGAATAGATTGGAGCTTGTTAAAGGACTTTGAGAAAGAGGATACCACCTCTTCTAGTCAGACATTTGCTTGTAGTGGAGATTCATGTGAAGTTGTAGATATCGGTGCTTAAATGCAATATGATCTCTTTGAAGAGTTGCCTACGGATGTAACAGATGGTAAAACTTGCATTAAATGTAACAAATACTTACCACAAGAAGCATTTGAATGGTTTTCTGGATCTACCACATGGAGAAGACCACAATGTAAACAATGTAGAGGAGAAAGTAGACGTACAGTACAAGAGCTAAAAAAAACTGCTCCCCCATTAACATCTGAACATGTTTGCCCAATCTGTCAAAAAAATAAACAACAAATATCTTTACATAGATCAAGCCGAATGGGTTCATTTGTTTTAGATCACGATCACGAAAAAAAGGTCTTTAGAGGTTGGTTATGCCATTGCTGTAATACAGCACTAGGTATGCTAGGCGACAATCTAGATACGATACAAAGAGCATACAATTACTTAAAGGAGTTCAAGGAATGAACATAGTTGATAAAGGTTACAAAGCATTTTGGAAAGGCAATTTAACAAATCCTTATAATATGAATACTTACAGAAATAAAGAGTGGGAACGAGGATTTAATAAAGCTTACTTTGAGCAGTTAAAAAAGGTACAGAAACATGAACATAGAAAAGGAAGCAGAAGATTTCATTAAGGAACGAAAGATTAATGTTAAGGTTGAAGAAATAAAATTACTTGTAAAAAATATTAAAAAAGAACTTGACAAATTAGAAAAGTTAATATATATTAATAATTAGATTGGTTGCTTTCCTTATTGTAATCAATCGTAGCTGTGTGGTCAACTCTGTGGGGGTGGTATTAATTTACTGCCCCCTTTTTTTATTAAGGACGTTTATCTTTTATATTCTTTGATATATTAATTAGCTCCATTAAATCCATAGTTGATAATTCCTCTAAATCTTTTAACTTTATCTTTACATCTAAGTCTTTATCATAGCTTTTATTAAAGTTTTGAATAGTTTCAGTAAAATCTCTTTTGTTTAATTTAGCTATCTCCATTACTAATCTTAATCTTTGTGCAAATGCTTCTGTTCCTAATCCTTCTTTTTCAAATGAGAAATCTTGATTAGTTAAGACTGAACCATTTATAGTTTCGTTTAATACACTAGTCATTGTATCAGATATCATATTTTGAACCATTTTTGTTTTATCATCTTGAGATGCTTTATTCCATTCATTGTCATGTAAAAGTGCATAAGCAGAATGCTCTAAACGAGGTGCAACTAATCTATTCATATACACATCTGCATCTCTAAAAGAACTTCGGTATTTACTTTGTTGCTTCCATCCTTGTAGATTTGTTTTATTAAGTAGTTGTTCCATGTAGGTCATTCTACCTTGCCCCTTTAGACCTAACAGATCATACCAACCACCTGATGTATATGTTTTATCTGCCCTAAAAGGGGTTCTATTTTCAACTGCACCTAGTATTTCTTTTTCACCTGTAAGACTTCTTATTAAATTACTTGTATACCTAGTAAGTCCAAATACCATAGCTTGATAAGATGCTTTATTAGGAACTTTTAATTTAACATCATCTTCTCCTAAGTAATATGTAGATAGTTTTTGAAATGCATCACCATAAGGTCTAGTATATCCTGTAGCTAAGTTTTGTGGAATAGTTGTTACTGTTTTAGTTATAATCTCTTCCCATGATTTATTTTGAAAATCTAAGGCATCTTCAATTACTGCCCTAAGATTCATAACAGATTTTGCATTTCTAGTTATTTGCCCTAATACAAATTGATCAGCAAGATCAGATTTAAATTCAGGTGTATAAGAAGTAACTGTACTTCTCTCACCTGTTTCTTGGTTTATGTTAAATCCTTTCTTTATATTATATGCTCTTCCTAAAATAGCACAGTTGGACAATGGAAACATATATCTAATTGATACTAATTTACCATCAATTATTTCTTGATCCCATGCAAGTCCTTGTTCTATCTTTTCTTGATCTCGTATAACACATTGACCGATTGCTGATAATCGCATAGCACCTCTTACAGTAGAATCCCACCAACTACCTTCACCTTCTTCATCTGAGCCTAATGCAGAGATTGCTAAAAGAGCGGGACCACCTGCTGCAAAACCTTTTGCTACTCTTCGTTGATCTTGTAAGCTACCAAATATATCTGATCCTTCAGGTATGTTCATTGATCTAGCATTCATTCCATACTTAGCAACTTTTGCCATCCAATTAACGCTACCACCACCTAGACCATCATACAATAAAGCTAAAGTATTATTCATAAATTTACCAAAAGGTAGAAGTGTACCTAAACCTGGTATATCACCTACTTTTTCAAGTGCAGTAGCTATCTCTTGCATTCCAACAGGTAGTCCTGCTTTCTGATAACTTTTAGTAAAGATATCTTCAAGTGTTCTATCAGTTACCTCTGCTGTCATTTCAAAAAACTCTTGAGAACTGATTTGTTTTCTAAGGTCTACGTCAGACTGTCTAGTAAACTCCATGAATCCCATATCATATTTGTTTCTTAGATATCTATCTAAATTTCCTATATAAGCTTGTGATTTTGTAAATGTATCTATTGTATTAACTAGCATTAACTTCTGTGCGTATTTAAGATAGTAGTCTTCATTTACTCGCATCCATGCTGGCGGCGAACCAACAATCTTACCATCAACTTCTTTTACATAGCCAAACTGTTTTGCTAAATCCTCTACATTTCTAACATCAACACCACCTATGATTGCATGTCTTAATGCTTTTGCACCTTCTGTGTCTATCTCTAACATTTTTAAAAAAGCTTCTTTATTAGCAGTAGGATCTAACAGATTAGCTATTCTAAATATCTGATTATTAAAAATGTCTTTTGCTTCTTTAATTGAATCCCCTAGTATGTTGACTTTACTTTCACCATAATTGACTTTATCAAAAGTGTGCTTAATAGTATTGCCCATTAGTTTAGGTGGAATTAAAGCTGTGTGTAATAACATTAATCCTGTATCAGCAGCAGCATTTAATCCTGTAGCCGCTAACCAACCACTAAAGTTCAAAGATGATGTAGAGTATGTAGATACAACACCTCGTTTCCATGCGGCTTGTAAGTAGTGCCACGGGCGAGGGTGTATCTTTTTTAGTTGTTCCATTAATTTGCTACCATCAACAGAGTACTTTACACTCTTGGCATCGTTTAACACCATGCGTTGTACTTGACTACCTACATTTAATTTTTTACCTGCATCAGACATTGTAAATGCAAGTGATTTCATAAAGCCATCCCATGATGTAGGTTGTGCTAGTTTGTTAGCAAAAGGACTCTCGCCTTTAAATCCTACTTTACGCATCTTTTTAGTAAATGCAGCTTTAATTTGTGGTGCAGTTGATTCATCCATTAACTTTATAAAAGCAGCCATGAATTGTTTATTTTTACTCGCTTTTTTTAAGTCTTTAAAGTAAACTAGATCTAAATCTTCTGTCATAGTTTCAACCATGCCTTTGACACCCATATCCTTGTTACCAAACATATAAAGTTTAATAAAATCTAAATCAGCATATTGACTGTCCTCTTCTAATAACTGTCTACCACCTTTTGTTTTTTTAGACCAAAAGTCTATTAGCTCTTCATTCTTTAAACTTATCTTCTCAAGTATCGTTGCTTTTTGTGCATCTGTTTTTACTTTCTTAGTTAGGAAACCATCAAACTCTTTTCCACCAACTGTAAATTTTCTTTTTCTTAATACTTTTGGTGGCAAATGCAAAGCTAAGTCTACTCCACCACCTATTAATCCCTCAAAAAGTGATATAAATCCATCTACTGTATTGTAGCCATCTTGCCTACCAACTTTCTTTTGGAAGTCTTGATATACAGCATCTAATCCTAGTGCCACAGCAGCATCTGCCATTGAAGTATAGCCTATTTGTTTTAGCATCATATTTTTACTTTGAGATGCTACTGCTGTGTTTACAAGTTTATCTTTAGCTACATTTTTGATTACTTTTGAACCACCATACTTTCCTAAAAACTTACCAACAACAACACCGGGAATGTAATTAGATGGACTCTCTATAGGATTTATTATATTACCAACATGCTCCATAGCTCCCATAACACCATCCATAGTAGATCCATGTTTTCCTTTTAATCGTTGAAATATACTAGGATACTTATCCCACATATCGTAGGCTGTTTTATAATGATGTAGGTTTTCAGGTGTCTCTCTTCGCACAGCTAATGATTCTCCAAATATACCTGTATCTGTAGAGTCGATATTTCGCATTTGAGTTACCCACTTTTTAACAACTTCTTCATTATCCCATTCATCAGCTACTGCCCCATATCCAACTAATTTTAAATAAGATCTTAGTTGAGAATTTAATCGTTGATCAGATGCTAATGTATCATCATCAAGTGTTTCAATTGAATTAATATAATTCTGATCAATAGGTTCAGTAGAAAACAATGATCCATCTTCAGGTTGTTCTAATTGTAGTATAGGTTCAGTAGAATAGATCATCTCATCTGAAACATTTGGTGTATTTGTTTCTTCATAATTAAAAAAGTTTCTCATATTAATCTAAATCCCATTTTGCTTGCCCCATAAATTCTGGTCTTCTGAGTACATCTTCTACTCTGATTTCTTCTGTTGTACCATCATAAGTTCTATACTGTAAAACAGTTCCACTACTTAGTGTTCCACCATCAGTTCCTCCCATTAAATCAATAAATATTTTTAATGAGTGCCTATCTGCAAATACATAATTTTGATCTATTCCAAACATAGCCATATAGCCTGTCAAAGTTCTCTTTTGTCCTGAAACTCTAGGATTTTGATCTGCAAAAATTTTCATCTCCTTCATCTTCTCTCCTAAAGCAGATATAAAATCTTGAGGATCTCCAGCTTGCCCTGATAAATATGTTTTTACATAGGCTTCTCTATGTAGAAGTTGATATATTCCTCTGCCACCAACTGACATGTTTACCATTTGTCTGTGTTTTTCTACTTGCTGTTCTAAGATAACTATTTCAGCATTTAATTGATTTTTTCTTGCTTCAGTAGTAGCACTAGCAAGTTGTTCTTTTGCCCTTCTAAGTTTTTGAACCAGACCCTTTTTGGATTCTCTTAATTCATCAGGATCGCCTGACCACATTCTACCAAAATCATCTGCTTCTGGATCGTATATATTTGCAAAAGAACTTACAACTCTTCCATTTATAGTATTACTTAATGTAGCTTTAGCATTTGTTTCAACAATACCAACAAAATCATTTAATCTGTCATTTAGCACATCTGTTATTTTTTCTCCTAACATGCTAGGCATACCTTTACTGTAGTCTAGTCCACCTTCAACAGGCTCTAATTGATCTTGATCAAATCCGATAGACCCTATAGGCAATTCTGATAGTCGATCATAGGTAACAGTTTCATCACCTATCTGTGTTTGACCTGCACCTCTTAAATAATCATTTGCTAACTGCATACCTGCAAGAGGACTACCATAAGATGATGCAAAAACACCTGCATTTAATTGATTTGGTGTCTTAGCGTTCTTTAATAATTTATCATAGCCTGCATAGTATTTTCTAAGTGCTTTGCTAACTGATTCAGGAGTATTTTCAAATCCATCTATATTTGTATAAGCACTAAGTTGTTTTCTAAAAGATGGCATCATTAATTCATAATCTTGTTTAGTTAATTTTGGCTGACCTTTTAATGCACGAGCATCATTTATTTTTTGAGTCATAGCTTTGAACTCATCTAATTTATTAGCTTTGATTAATGCACTAATAAATACAGGATCAACACCTTGAAGCTCATTAGTTACGTAGTTAGCTGTGTCCTTCATCCAAGTTTCATTTTGTCTTATTGCTGGAAGAACACTACTATTGACCCTACTTAAAGCGGCTCTAGCATTTGCTGTGGCTAATTTTCTAGATTCATCTTGGTTGTGTTGTATAACGTCACGTATACCTTTTGCACCTCTAGGATTCATTGCATAATTAGCTGCTGTTAAAAACATAAATGCTTTATCTGCAAACGTCATACGCTTTCCAACATTTTTAATGTTATCAAAAAAACTGTCTTTTTTAATCTTAGGATCTGCTAAACTCATTATTCTCTCCTTGCCATTATTCCTTGCCCTTGATCCATATTTGGCATCATTTCAGTACTAGGCATCTGTTCTGGTAATTCATCTGTCATCGGTGGCTCTTCCATAGGCATATCTGCTTCCATGATATCATCTGTTTCTTCTTCTTGACCTTCCAACAATTCTGCTGTCTGTTCCATCAAATCAACACCACCATCATCTTCTTCTGTATCTCTTAATCTGTCGATCTCTTCTCTTAACTTCTCAGCTTTGAACTTATTAGTTGTTAGCTCTGTATCTTCAGCATCGTTAAGACCATCAACAACATTTATACCTGCTTGTTTACCTAACATTCTGATGTACTCGTGTAATACAGGACTAATAAGTATTCTGTTGTCCATACTGTGATCACCATTCATAACAAAGAAAAGTGTTATAGATTCAACAATTAACTCTACAGGTGTTTCTAATTCTAACATCCTACATATATTATCTATAAACTCCTCATTCGTAATTTTTTCCATATAAAATTGTATAACCTCTTCTAACCTTGAATGTTTAGCAGGTCTTTCATATGGTCTGCTTTTTGGTTCAGATAAAAGTGATTCACCCGGTGAGGGTCTATCATAAAAATTTGCCATTAGTTACTCCTCTTACTTCCAAGACTTTTCAATATTTTATGACTTGGATGAAAAGCTCTAAGATGCTCAAAAATAACTCCTGTCAATATGCCATCATCTTTAGGAAAATAGTAATTGTAAGTCTCTCCTTTTGAATCTTTTCTTTTTTCAGTTAAATCATTATTTCTAAAAGCTTCCCATCTAGCCATTACACTTTGCTTCATACCATCAAGAGTAGTTTTTCTACTTATACTGTCACTCATGTACCAAATATACATCTTGTCTTGAGTTTCTTTATTGTATAAACTGTTTTTTGTGATACCTAATTTTTTACCACCTCTATTAAGTATATCTTCAATTGTACCACCTAACATTTGATAGTATCCTGTAGCTGTAGTATTAGCACCATATGTTTTATTATTATGTTTATTGTACTCGCCACCTTTTATAGCAAAATCTGCTACTTCTCCTAGTGTCATCTTAGTAACGTCTTTTCCATAATACTTGCTTTTCTTAATGTTGTTTTGGTTATTAAATAGAGTATCGTACTTTCCCATTCCTTCTTTTCTCATAGCAATCATAGCTTGAGGTATATTGGTGTTAGTACCATCAACTTCATAATTAGTTGTTTCACCACTCGTGTTTACAAACTGAGTAGCTCCTTCTACATCACTAAGTGATACATTAGGTGCATCACTCATTGATACATTCTCTGCATTCTCATTAAACACATTAAATATTTCAGATAAAGAATCCATATTTGTAGCATTCCTATTGTCTGCATAAGTTCTAGCTTTTAGCTTTGCTCTAGTTTCCTCTAATGTTTTATTAAGAAAATTATCTTTCTGTGTCATCTGTTCTATTTGTGGTTGATTTGAATAAAACTCTTGAGCAAAAGTATAATCGTCTGGATTATCTTCCATTTCAAGTCCTCCTATTGCCAATCCACCTTGACTAAATGCTCGTCTTTTATTTGAATAGGCTTTAAATTTTCGATATAACTCTGCATATTGAATTTTATCATTTAACTTTTTAATACTTTTCATTTACTTTAAGCTCCTATAGATTAAGTTGGGTCGAGGGGATTCATTGCTGATACAAATCCTGTAATCAACGATTGAAAAAGTCCACCTCTAGCTTCTGCCTGCTGTGCGTCTGCATCCATCTTTGCAATCATAACAGATGCTGCTCTCTGTTTGTCGTTATCGTCAGCCGTGAATGCCCAATTCATTAAATCTCTATCTGCTTGAAATTCTTGTTCCAATTGCATTTTTGTTAATGCTGTTGCATTATTTGCATCATTCATATTGGCTTGATTGACAGCAGCATTATTTGCTGTTGTTACATCTTGATACCACTTAGCGTTTGCTTGTGATACTACTAGTGAATTTGTAGCATTGAACTGTGCCCGTTGTTCCTTCAAAGATGCAAAAAACTTTTCATTAGCGGCATCTTCTTGAAACTGAACTGTCTTCATTGCATTTGATTGTTCTGAATTAAATCTTTGCATCTGTCCAACTAAGCCTTCTATAAACATATCTACTTGATTTTTCTGTTCAGCATTAAATTGTTTAGCTGCATTATCAGCAGTTTGATCTTTAAACAATGCTTGCATTTTTGCTTCTGCTTTAAAAATTGTAGTCTGTTGTTCGTTGTCTAAGTTTTTAAGATCCATTTGTAAGAAAGCATTAGCATTAGCAACTTCTGATTGTTGTTTGTTAGTTAAATTAGTTATATCCATTTTAGTTAGAGCTGCTGCATCAGAAAGAACTTTTGCATTTTCCGCATCTAAATTAGCAAGATCAACAGTATTAGCCATACGGGCATTCTCTAATGCTATTTGCACATCAGCATCATAGTTTTGTCTAGCTATTTCAGATATAGTTGATGCATTCTTTACTCTTGCTTGAAACTCTTGATCAAACTCTATGCCTAAAAAGGTTGCTCTTTGTTCAGCTGCTAATACAGTAGCTTGTTGTCTATTATTTAAATTCTGCATTTCAAATTTAGCAACAGTTCCAGCATCTGCTTGTGCAATAGGTATCGCAGACTCCATTGCCGCTTGTACAATGGCTTGACCTGCTAGTGATGATGCATTCAATCCTCTTGCATTCATAGCGGCTAACGCAGTACGCATAGCTCCTGCTGCCCATGTTGGAGTTGCACCATCTTTGAAATCATCCATCAAGTTATCAAGTTGACCTTGTACTAGTGCTTTTGTACTAGGATCTGCTGTTACAAAAGCTTCTTCTGTTTCTTTTATAACTTCATCTGCTTTATCTTTATCATAAGCAGACTGAACTGTTTCATTGTCTTGTAATGTTCTTTTGGTTGGTGATTTTACAGTTTGTGCATTTTCAATTTGAGCTTCATCTAAATCTAACTGACCTAGCTCATCTTTTGTCATTGTTTGGGCTGTAACTTTATTATCTTCGTCTATTGTACCTTTTGCTTCTGAAAGATCATCTGCTATTTTATTTACATCTGTCTTAGTTTTGGTTACATCTGTTACTTGTTGTGCTGAAATATCTTGATCTGTTTTAACTTTGTCAGTAGTATCAATATCACCTATGTTAGGCTTGCTAGGATCTCCTGATATTTGACCTGCATCAGAAGCAATTTCAGTTCCTGTTGTTTTTGCATCTATTACATTTACAGGAGTTTTTGTTCCTAGTCCAGAATAGTTTGTTTTTGGCAAAGTTTTAACAGTAGGATCTGTAGTATCAGGATCTGCATTAGGATCTGCATTAGGATCTGTAGTACCTGTACCTGTATCTACATCATCTGATGTTGTTGTATTTACTGAGGATAGTTCAGGAGGATCAGGAGTAAAAGTAGTAGCACCGGCAACTGTTGAGCCTGCTGCTTTATTCTGATCTGCTGACTTTTGTGTGTTAGCACCAAATCCTTCTTTCCTAGCTTGTTCTTTCCAATCTTCTATTGTAAAACCAGCATCAGGAGAAACATAGTAACTGTCAAATGTGGATAAGTCTTTATAGTCACCTGTACTTCCACTAATATACTTACTCATTTCAGATAATGGCATACCACCTGGTGCAAAACCTCGTTTCTGCCTACCGACTAATGTTGTAGCTTGATTGTACATATCCATGACATAACTTTTAGCCTTATCATTTCCCATGATAAAATTATTTACGGCATCTGTGTTGTTATTGCCCGTGTAGCCTTTCATTTGTGCTAACTTGAACATTTGATCATTTGTAAATCCTGCAAATTGTGACATGTTTGTTAATCCTTACTTAATACTTTATCTAATTTATCTTCTAGTCTATGTAATGCATCCATTACTTGACCAAGATCATCACGCATTTCTTTACGTGTTACGTATTCTTCTCTTGTCTTATTTAATAGTATATCAATTCGTTTGACTTCCTGTATGAGTCCTCTAAATGCCCACACAGCAGGAGCTATTACTAAAGTTAAAATAATGTTCCAAAACATCCACATACTAATTTCCATAAGTTACTCCTGTATTGATTTAAGATGCCAAACAAGCCAACCAAAACCTATAACTGTGCATACTAATAAAAATATAAAAACACCTTCTATAATGCGTTCTTTTATTTCTTGTTGACGATACAGTTGCTCTTGTCTAGCTTTTCTGATCTTACCTTCCATTGCAATCAATTCATCCCAAGCTTTGTGTCCATGCGAGAATTGAATGAAAGTTTTAAGCTCATATCTTTGCTCTTCTAGTTTCTTCTTAGCTGCAAAGGCTTCTAATGCTTCTTGTTCTACTGATCCAAATACCTTACGAAAGATAGGTGGATTCTTAGCTGACTTTTCTTTTTGTTCTATATCTGACACAGCACCCATCCATCTTGATAAATCGCCTGTCATAGATTCTATATCACGACCTGCTTGAAAGGCTTTCTTTAATCCTGCAAACGCTGTACTTGCTGTGGTTAAGCAAGCACCGATTGTAATAGGATCGAACATTAGCTTTTAACCAATAGTTCTGTAGAAGATAAGGCTGTACCTGCAAATACACTAGTAGTAGCTCCTTGATTATCCACAAGCTCACCTTCAGTTGTAATGTAATACCTACTGCCTACTGTAAATGCATTTCCATATTGTGATTTAGCACTTGTATTAATACTTCCTTTAATATCTACTTTATTGCTAGATGAAATGCCTATAAATGTACTGTTTAAATTTTGTAAGTTAGATCCATCTGCCCTAAACACATAGCTATGTAACCTATCATTAGCAGCATTGTTACCATTATCATCTAATCTAGACACAATAACTGTCCTTTCAATTGTAGGTATATACGCACAATCTGCACTAGCTAAACTCCATTTATAAAGACCACTTGCAGAAGATACCTCACCAAAAGGTATTGCAAGATCCTCACTCATTGTTAATGCACCTGCATTACTCATGGTAAAAGTTTTAATAAAAGTTTCAGAAGATGATCCATATATAAATATACCTTTATCAAAGGATTCATCCCATACCATGTCCATTTTATAGGGTTCAACTGCTGTTGAATATACAGTTCCTGTTGAACCAACTGATTCATCATTCCATCCTAAACCTTCCATTTTACCTGTTGTATAGTTAAAGTGATTACTAGTTGCTTGATCTCTATAAGCCATAATAACAACATTCTTAGAAGGGACATGCATACACATAGTATCTCTCATATCATTAACATCCCAATTTATTCTACCATTTTGGTGTTCATTTTTTAATCTTATACCATTCATGTTAGTTTGATTAGCATTTCCATAGCTATAGCTTCTACCTATTCTTAATTTAGCATATCTGTCGCTTGAACTTCCATACTCAACCCAATTAAAAAGTATAGTATCGTCTGTTTTATTATAACAAACACTTTGATATTCACTATTAGTTTTATCATCTACTTGATGTGCTGAACCAAAATTATTGAATAACCAAGATGTGTTTCCACCATCAAGAGTTGTAGGATCTATTGTTCCTTGTTTTGCATAAAGTTTATTATTAGTTGCAGATTTATAAAAGTAACCTACTTTTTTATTTGTTGAATCATAGTAAGCACAACCCATATTAGAAATGTCTTCAGATACAACAACCACATTGCCTGTCCAAGTTGTAGTTGTGCCACTTATTGTACCTATTATTGCCATCAAATAGCTATTCGATCCATGACTATAAAAAATAACAATCTTACCATTGCCACTATCGTAGACCATATCTAAAAATCGACTTGCTGTAGTAGGACTTTGACCTGAATGAATATCTGCTGAATTGCCATATGTAACACCTGTGTCAGTAACTGTGCCAATTCTACATTTTATTTTATTATCACTTTGATTATACCAAGCTACTAAAATTTTATTTGACCCTGCCCAACAAACTTTTGGTTTAAAACCAACACCCATATCACCTATAAAAACAGGAGTTTCATTTAGTATTTTTTGTTGACCCATCGCATAGACCATACTTTTTCCTCTATTAGGAGTAGAATTATCAGCGTAATTAAAAACTACTCTGTCCGATACAGGTTCATAAACTACATCTTGATACGATGCTATGTTGGCAAACGATACTTGATCAGTAGAATTATATTGTACTAAACCTATAGTACTCACATCACCTGAATCTGCTACTAAAATAGAAATAGGAGTTTGCATTCCATTGTTATTAGATTGCTTTTCGTGAGCAACCATAAAAATGTTTGTTGAAGTATTTAAAGTTATTGAATTTGGTCCGGCACCACTATAACTTCTAAATATCCACGTTCTTATTTGGCTTGAAGCATTTTCTGGAAAAGAAGGTGTACCATTTACTGCTAATTTACAAACTGTTGCCCATCCATAATTTGTAGAACTTTGAGTCCATGTAATAAGACAACAGTTAGTAGATGGATCAAAATGAATATCAGGATTTTCTATCCCAGAACTATAAAATTGTACTTGATTTACAGGATTAGAAACTGTGTCAGGACTACCTACATTTATTTGAAATGATCTTACTGCTCCTTTACCACCATCACCTTCATCCTTAAAAACAACAAGAACCTTGTTTGCGTTTGAATCAAATGTTCCTTTCATATAGTTGTGTCCATTAGTATCCCACGTAAGAGTTGTACCTATACTTACACTATTATTATCAGGATCAATAGTTGCAGCTACTGCCAAGTCATTACTCGTTCTATATAAAACTAAAAATTTATTTACATTAGAACAGAATGTAACATCAGTATAAAATGACGTAGTATAGGATAGTTGTAATTCTGTACCAAACTGAACAGTCTTATTTGTATAGTTAATCTCGCCTACTCTTAGATACGCATGTTGTCCTGAAGCAGAAGAGTGTGTATAACTAAGAAGTATTCTGTCTGAATTACTATCGTAATCTATACCATAATACCCTGTTGATACAGCTTGATAAAAAATAGCTTCAGCACCAAACGTAATTAAACCACTTTCTGCATTTATACTTCCAACAATAACTTTTCCATAATAATTACTACTACTTTCATTATCTCTATACATAATAACAACGTGACCATTTGCTACACAAGATCTTATATTTTTGTCTACTTGAGTAGAATTAAAGTCTATTGCACCTTGAGGAGATTGTCTAACTGAACTATTTGTAACTTTTACTAGTTGACCATCTCGATTTAACATAACACCTTTACCATCAGGCAATGTACCTGAAACAGTTGCTGTATGTTTTCCTACTTCTTCTGTTTTGCCTATAACTCTCATTGATTATCCTTTTACGAGTAATGATGTTGTAGATAAAGCTGTACCTGCTATAACACTAGGATCAGCGACAGTTGTACTTAGTGTTCCATTATTTTGTATGTAGTGTTCTTTACCTATTGTAAGTCCTGATAAATTAGTAGCAATCGAACCTTGTGTGCTAACTGTAACATTCTGCCCATTAGATGCAGAGTTCTTAGCAATACCTATATAATTACCTGACGTTAGATTTGTCTGTGTAGAAGCAAAAATATATGCTTTAACATTAACAGGATGATTAGTTGCATTTTGTTGAAAATTACCACCATATATCATAACTATACATTTATTTTCTTCATCATAAGTAAGATCAGGAATAACATTGTTTTGATAATTATACACAACTCCTGAATGTGTATTTCCATCATCATCCCATGTCATCTGTATAGATTCTTGATCTGATGTAGCATCAAGATTAGTAACAACACCTTCTTTATACATCATTTGATAGTTTAGTCCTCCTCCTGAACCTGATCCACCAAATGGGTATATCACTACAACTTTTCCTGTAGATTTATCAAAACATGTTGCATGAGTACCTACTAAAGTATTTGCCCAAGTATTAGCTGCATTACTAGTAAATGAGTCTAAAACAGGAGATCCCCATGTATCATCAGATTGACTTGTTTTTCGTATTACTTCAACAACTGCTGAATATGCCGTATTACCAGCTATAAAAGTAAAAACAATGCATTTACGAATAGAGTCATAAACAGCTTGACAATTATGTAGACCTGTAGAACCTGCACTACCATGAAACTCACTACTTTCGTGATCAGCCATTGTTACTGTACTACCACTCACTCTAAATACTTTACAACGCTTTGCACCTGAACTAAATTGATTATAAAAAACTACAAACCTATTACAATTTGGTTCATATACTAGTGCAACACCTTCAGTAGGATTACCACCTTGAAAAGTTACAGCAGTACCTGCACCACTAAATGATCCATCTGGATTTATTCCTATTGCTTGTGCGAATCCATGTCCATTAGCTGTTTTTTCATATACAGAAACAATTTGACCTGCATTATTACTTGCTATTCTATACATATGAGATGAATCACTATTATAATTACCTATGCCTGTATTAATAAATAAATCAGCAGTTGCTTCATTATATTTTATTGCTCTTACATATCTATAATCGTGACTAGAAGTAGATTTTGTCCAACCTAAAATCCAACACTTAGAGTATCCATCATAAATAAGATCAATTGTATCCTCTCTTACTTGATGACCAGAATATAGAACATGTTCAGTTCCGTTAGAGATTGTTGTGCCATTTATAACTATAATTCTACAACCATATATAAAGTTATCACTTTCTTTTCTATAAACAGCTAAAGATACTTTATAATGTGGATTATAACAAATTCTACGTCCATTTGAACCACTGTTGCCATCATTTATTAATTCTACTTGACTACCATTAGATTGAGATACAGCAGATGTTGTTACACTACTAACTGTTCCATCTGCATTTACAATAACAGGAGAACCACTAGTAACAGTACCACTTGCTACTTTTACTGTCTGTCTTGGAATACTTGTATCGTTACCAATAACTCTCATATACTACTCATCCTTTTTTGATGGATCTACCCAATTAGGATTAGCTGACCATTTAGATCCGTCATAAAGATATTTTTCCCCCACCCAATCGGAAGGAACATCTTTTACATTCTTATAAATATTTGTATTATTTGAATTTAAGTCCCAAATTACTAATGAGGTAGGATCTCCTACTCTAATACTTGTATCTCCTGCACTAATTAATTCTGAATCTTCATATGAAAACTTTGATATTTGAGTTGCTCTTTCTACTATTACTTGCATTAATTTATCCTCTCTTCATTACTTGTAATTAACAATTCTGTTGTTGATACTGCTATACCTGCTTCTATAACAGGATTGCCTGAAACTGTGCTTAATGTTCCATCTTCTCTTACATAATAAAACTTTCCGGGTGTAAGGCTTTGACCCCCTATTATTGAGTTAGCAACTTTAACAGTTACTGTTTGTCCATTTGAGTATCCACCATCAGCAAATCCTATACAACCTTTAATAGTTGCATTAGTTGTTTCTCCAAATTCAGGTCTTATAATAAACCCTTTCATTCTAGCTGATGTTGTATCGCTATATAAAAGAACAGATCTTTCTGCATTAGAATCATATACAAAACAAAAAGCCTGTCCTTGATTTCCTGTTACAACTGAAAGATCATATCTACTTGCATAAGCGTATTGAGTACCTGATGCTGTAAACTCTCTTGTACCTATAAGCATTTTTGTTTTACCACCATCTAACGGATCGCAATATACTACAATATTTTTATTTGATTCTTCGTCATATACACTAACAGGAAATGTACTTGAATAAACACCATGTAATATATTTTGTGATCCATACTGAGAAAAATAATTACCATTAAGAGCATTAGCACCTGATGTAGGTGGAGTAAACTCATACACCATCATACCACCTTGACCACTATTTATGCCAGAACTAGCAACAACATTAATAATCCTATTTCTTGATGGAGAGTAAGACACACTATGCCATTCTGTAACCTGACCTAGAAAAGAACGAGCAGTACCTACTGTAACACTAGCTGCTGATCCATTCCAAGCTGTTGAACACCCTAAGAGTACTCCTTTCTGTCCATTGTCATCATCAGCATAAGTAAAAACTATTAATGGATTACTACCTGCTGTATTGGCACAATATACAGATGAAGGATATCTAGCTTCTGCACCTGTTCCACCTTGATGTGAATATGGAACTACATTTTGTCCTGAATTTACAAACGCACTTCCATTCCATCTCCATGCTTTTATCCTAGACTCTTGATTACCACCATCATACCACATAAGTAGACCAACACCTGTAGATTGATCTATAGATGCTGTTATATGATCTGGAGAATTGCCTTCTAACTGATAAGGTGATGTTACATTTGCTACAGAGGCAGCTGTACCTGTACCTGATAATGTTCCTTTAACAAGTTTTGTAGTACTATTTTCTCTCCACAGAATCTCAACATGATCAAGTACTTCATTATACATACAATGTATTTTAGTTTTACTATCAGCAGTACTAGAAAAAACAGTATAGTTACTACCCCATGTTACTGCATTATTAGAAGGATCAACTGTGCCAACTAATACTCTTCCTTCATTACTTGCACTACTCACACAAGTTGCTACAACAATTTGATTTGTATCAGGACTAAAACAAACTGATTTAATATCCCCTGAAGGATTTGATCCAAAAGGATCAGTCAATGTATTTATAACTTGTGTAGTATTAATTGTTCCACTAATAGCACTTACAGTACCATTAGCATTTAATATAACAGGCTTGTTATTTACTATAGTACCACTAGCTGTTGCTGTAACAGAACCATCTACTGTTTTTGCACCTATAACTCTCAAATTATTCTCCTATTGTGAAATAACTTCGTATGAAATATATAAATCTAAAGTACTTGCTGCACTTGCAAGACCTTCAAATGCATCACCTTCCATTAAATAGATAGGTGTTTCAAGAATTACTAAGGTAGAACCTTGAGCTATTGATATATTTTTACAAATATAAAAGTTTCCATCTACAGTTTCGTTAGATGCAAATTCACTTCCCTCTTGTGTTGTATTTCTTTCTACTTTATCTACAAATAAATCTAATGTTCCTGCATTTGCCGCATGTACGTTTGCACATGTAATGCTATTAATTTTTACCAATTTTCCACTTGCTACAGTAAAAAATGTTTGTGCAGATCCTGACATATTAGATCCTATAGAAGATCCATGTATTGATGCTACTTGTACTACATTTGGATTAGTCATATTTTCCCCCTTTAACCAAATACTATAGCCATCGCAATGGCTTTTCCTGTTGTGGCTGCATTTGTTTCCATATATGTTCTAACAGTTTGAACATTTGTCATCTTCATAGTGCCATTATCATTTATTAATATTCCATCTCCATCTGCTAATGCATCTGTACCTCTAGCTGTATTACCATCAATTAAATTTAATTCAGTAGTAGAAACAGTTGCACCATCTAAAATATTTAGTTCAGTAGCAGTAGAAGACATTACAACATCTTCATTAATTTTAGGACTTGTTAATGTTTTATTAGTAAGTGTCTGTGTTGCTATTTCACTAACTAAAGTACTGCTACCACCTTTAGGCAATAGCATAGTATTTGTTATGCCCTCACTATGAGGTTGTGCTGTAATAGTTTGTCCGTGACTATTAGCATGACAATTTAATTGTATCTGCCCTTCTGTACTACCACCACCTTGTATTTCTAATTTATAACTAGCAGGTTGAATTACTATGTTACCTGATGCAGATGTTACTGTTCCACCTACAATAGGACTTGTTAATGTTTTATTTGTAAGTGATTGTGTACCTGCTAATGTTGCTACTGTATTATCTATTGCAACTGTAACTGCTTGCCCTGTAGCAGATGTATCTATACCTGTACCACCTGTTACTGCTAATGCTTGACTATCTAGATCTACAGCAAATGTTCCTGAATCAGCAGTACCATCTAAGTCTTGTGCAGTAACTTGTGAGTCTACATAAGCTTTTATAGATTGCTGTGATGCAATACCTGTTGCACTATCAGATGCCATGTTATCTTCATCAAGAAAACTTTTACCACTTAAAATATTTAATTCAGCTGCAGTTGATGAAACAGCAGTAGAACCAATTTTTAAATCGCCTTCTGCAATAATAACACTACCTGTACCTACAGGAGTTATAGTTAAATCTGTATTAGTTCCTATAGTTGATATAGTGCTACCATCAATAACTACATTATCAATGTGTAAATCTTTCCACACATTTCCTGTTTTACCTAGTCCTACTGATGCTGAACTAGTAGCAAAAAAAGCATTTGCATCTGTACTGTATTGTCCTGCCGGTCCTATAACTGAAACTCTAGCACTATCTGTACCATTATGAGAATGCCCTGTTGTAGCATTGAATGATGCTATCAGGGTTGTAAACTCATCATTAATATGCTCTTCTTTGATAATGCCACCAGATGTAGGCAATCCCACTCCGTTCTGCGTGACTGTTCTAACCTGATATGTATTTCCCATTATCTATGTTCCTTTCTATTGTCTTGTTTCTGTACTGTATTCTAAAACAGCAGTATCTAGTCTAAATGGTGGGTTAGTCGATTCTTCTTCTATTCGTATTGCAATTGTTTTACCTGAACCTATAATGTTATTATTGTATAATTTATTAAGTTCTGTACTATATGTATCTGAATCATATGTTGATGAAGATGAGTTATATAAAACAGAACCAACACCTGTAGTTACTACATCTATAGCATTTGGCTGTACAACACCTGATCCTTCTTGATCATACTTAATTTGCAATTGTGCTGTTATCGCACCTTCTGGATCTAAATATAGACCACACTTATAAAATGTTTTTCTTATAGTTGGATCTTGTAAAGGCATATATGGTGATTCATAAATACCTTTAATACTAGTGCCATCAAAACCATTTGTAATTTCTAATTGATAAATATAGCCATCTTCATTTGCAAATAATGTCAATTCTCCAACCGCATTAAAAGCACCATAATATCTAGAATCAGATGTAAATGATTTTATACCTCGTAGTGTTGCCCAATTTAAACCTGTACCACCTTGATCTATAAATTTAGTAGCTAGTAGACCTTCTGATTCACCTGAAGTATATCCTTGATTATATGCAAATAATCTATATTGTCCTTTTTCACGCAAGATTAAAGAGTCAAAACTAGTGCCTAATAAACTATCTACATTTTTCTTTATTGGCTTTGATGCAACATCTAATCCAAAATCACCAATCTTATCTGTAGCTGCTAATGATCTAATACCATCTGGTGCTACGAATAAAACGTCACCACCAACTTCTTGAATTGTATCTTCTCTAATACAACCAATATCATCTGTAATAGCTGAAAGCTTAAAATCTGAAACACTTGTTCCTGTTATTTTTTGTACTGTATTTTTCGTAAACACAATAATCTGTTCTCTAAATACAATTAAACCTGTTACTGTATCCTTTACATTTATCTCTATTACACCAGCACCTGCATTATTAAAATCATTATCAACACCAATAGAGCCTATAATCACTTTGTTTGTTTTAGCTAAAATTATATGATTCTTAAATGCTACTGCAAACTTCGTACCTATAGTTCCTGAAAAAGCTGCATTTGTTTGATCAGAAAATGTTACACGACTACCTACAGATTGTGATCCATCATAATATGCAATTGAATTAATGCCATCTACTATAATAGTCTTTTCACCTGCACCAAAATTGTAATTAACAAATCGTATCTTGCTACCTGATGTAGTACTTCTTTGTGCTACATTCGTTGCATTATCCGCATGAGCTTGAGTTATGTTACTACTATCAACAACATAATATTTATCATTTCTTGCAACTAAAGCTGTATATCCATTGCTTACACATGCAACTAACTGAATACGTTTTTGATTATCATTAGGACTACCTATCACGCTACCTGATGCATCTTTTATAGGTATTAGAGATGAATTAAATTTATTATAACCTTTTATTTTTCTGTAGCCACCTGATAAAGAGGGTTCAAAGTTCTGTAAAATTGTAGCACTACCTATTGCATTTGTACCATGTTGCAAAGGACTTAAATTTGATATTAAACCACCTTTAAACTCTACAGGAAATGTTTGCCAATCAGTCGCCATTTATGACACCCTCAATACGTTATTGACCCCACTCGTATGTACAATCATAGAAGATCTTAAATAGTCATATCTATTGATATAAAGACTTCTCATGTACTTAATACCTTGTTCAAACTTCTGTTGTGATATTTGTGCTGATTGCGTATCTCCTCTAAATTGATAAGCATAAAACATTGCACCATCTACAATAACATGCCTAAACTCTTGAGGTACTGTTGGTACATCACTAGCTTGTTCTAGCACAACAGGATTCTGATAATATTCATAAACAACTTCATATGCTTTATCAGGACTAGGTATAAATACAAATTCTTGACTAGGTGTTCTAACTATATGTCTAGGTACAGTTCTAATGCCTGTGCTAGTATTGTATTCGTGATCTACATATGTTTCTAGATATTCTTGATAATCTAATGCCTTTAACTTTTTAGTTTCTACATTAAGTGTTGTATTTTTCTTGATACGAAAACTATCCATGTTTATAAGTTTAGCATCTTCAGGGTATGGATATCTAACTATGCCTGCTGAAAGCACTTCTTCTTGTTCTCTATGATTCCACGGCCAGCTAAACTCTTCGTGATTAATATGTCGAATAGAAGAATTAAGAGCATCCTTTGCTGTTTCATAAAAACCTTTAGCTGATAAAAAGTTAGTAGTAGAAAGCTCTACTTCATTTAATCTTCTATTGATCTCATTAACTAAATCTAAATAATTATATGCCATATTAGTTTTCCTTAATACGTAATTTTGCTACACGTTCAGATACTAGTCCTGTGCTATCTGTTATCTGACTAGTTATCTTATAAGTAACATTATTTGTTCCACTACTTAATCGTATTGTACATACAGTATTTGTACTATCTCTTAATATGCCACCAAAAATTGTAGTAATTCCATTTACTGTTGTATTTTCTGTAGTACTAATTTGTGTTTTTACACCATTCTCATTATCAATGAACCATAAATTTGCTACGATGGTTGACCCTGAATTAGTCGCATGATCATAGCCTAAGAATCTAGACCAATCCATACTATAGTCTAATGTTTCATCAGGATCTTTTGATGGAAATTTAAATGACATTTTATATCCTTTACGCTGCTATTTTTGTTGTTCTAACTATATGACTTCTAGGTGGAATAATAATAGTTCTATTTTGATCATCAACAATATTTGTTGCTTTAACAATATGTTGTCTTGTAGGTACTACTATAGTTCGTAGCTGACTTGATACATTATTTGAACTATTAATATTATGTCCTCTATAAGACACAAATACTGTCCTATCTTTTGCATAGTCATTTTGATTAATGGTAGTAATAATTATATCATCTAATGAAGATGTTAATTGTAACGCAAAACTACCTATTGAAACATTAGCTGTACCAATTATACTAGGCTTATTAAAACTTGTTGTTAACTCAAGTGATGGTAAAACAAGATTAGCTGTACCTTCTACAGATACTGTGCCTAAACTTAAACTTGCTACATTTGTTGTAAGTGTAACATTAGCAGTTCCTACTGTTGTTATTGCATCTAAACCATCTGATAGACTTAATGCAAAACTAGGAAGAGTTAAACTTGCAGTTCCTGAAGTACTAATTAAACCTAATTGCAGTTGCCCTGTTGGTATAAACGATGCTTGAGAGTATGTAGAAGATGCATGATCGTATGTATTCGTGTCGTATGTAGCTACTGCATTAGTTAGTACTACATTTGCATCACCTTCAAATAATACTGTTCCTAGAGATAATGTAGCTAATAAAGATGGAGCATCTACACTTGTAGATATCTCTATTCCTGTTGTGCCTAAAGATAATGCTAAAGGACTAAATGCAGATAGATTAACAGTTGCATTTAAATGCTGATGACCTGCACCATAAGGTTGTGTAGCGAGAGGTGAATGTCCTAGCATCTATCCAAAAGTTCCCCAACTTTGTTTTCGTGATCCTGCTACTTCAGGTAAAGCAGCAAGAGGTGTTCTATAATAAGAATTAATTGATTTGCCTGTTCTAGATAATGCAGTTGTAAAAGTTGTTCTAATACCTTGTCCTACAGAAGTAATAAAACTTAATGGAACAGTTGGATTATTTAAAAGATGATAAGGTGATTGTTGTGTTGCTATTCTTGAAGGGAAATTAAAAGCACCAGAATTATATGCTGTCATTTTCTAGACCTTTTCAAATGCATATAACATTTTACCACCTGCTAAAAAACACCTATAGTTTTTAGGAGTATTATCATTACTTTGTATATCTGACATATGATAAGGAAGAGCATTCTGACCTTGCATAGCTTCTGTTGCCCATCCTATTTGTTTTATACCCTTGAGTTCTCTATAAGGTCTTCCTGCTGATGGTTGTCCTACTATTATAGAATTAATAGATTGAACAGGATTACCACTATTATCATAATCTCGCATACCAGGAAAATGATGTTTCATATTAGCATCTGGAGTATAAAAATCACTAGTTGCATCGTGGAAAGTGGTAGATATACCATAACTTGTATGATCGAATGATTTATACCACATAGATACCCAACCATTTGAAGAATACTCTTGATTAGTAAATGCTCCACCATAAGTATCGCCACTACTATTTACAGAACGTAAAGTTGCATTGCCACTTTGAGTAAAGTCAACATGCCTATGATAACCAACCATTCCATTTGTATATTGCCCATCTCTTGTATCATACGAATCATTAGTACCTGACCACGCTGTACTATTTTTTTGACTAATATCAACGCCATACCACGGGCAATGTAGAGAGTTAGGAGCATACTCCCAATTGTTACCTTGTGTATGATCGCAGACTCCAAAACAAGTATACCATCCCCCATTCCTATCGTAACCAACACCATTTTCATATGTCGGGCCCCAAAACACATATAAATACTCTGATGTAGCTGCACACATGAGATCTCCTGCTTGTTCAGCATTTGCACCACCACCCATTGCTGCGGCAGTATACCACAAACGCCGGTTTGCTGAAAAACTACCAACATTAGTTGAAAATCTAGTATAGCCTGTATATCCTTGAGCAGTACCATCTAACCATGCATTTGAGGAACTTGCTCTACCTACATAAGGTTCAACATTAGCAGTATACAGATAATTTGAACCTGTGCCAGAACCAAAAAGAAATCGTATAGCTTTTTTAGTTCCATCAGTAAAAGCTTTTGGTGAATTAGCACAAAGAGTTAAAGTAGTTGCTCCATTTTCAGCACCAACTGCAGGATCTATTCTTGTCCAACCCCCTGCAACAGTATTTCCTAGTACTTCAAAACTATTACAACCTGCTGGTGTAGATGGTGTACTATTTGCACTTGCTGTAGCTGTAGCAAGAATTGCATTTATAAAACCTAACTGCCCATAATTAGTGCTATTGCAACTAAATCTTGTTAACATTTAAACTCCTCCTATTGTTTGTGGTACTACATAACAAGCTAGACCACCTGCTTCATTATCATCATGTGTATCGTAATCATAGCCTGCATTATAGCCAGATTTATGCCACCTTATTACTCTGTAAGTGTCACTTCCTACAGTAACAGGAGATCCGTGATAATCCGCAGAATCTGCTGTTCTATACAAGAATGGAACTTTTGCCATTACTCCTGGATTATAATACCCTGTATCATCGAAATCGGAATCAGTAAAACCATATGAATAAGCCATAACTTGATATAATGGATTATTTAATACTGTACTGTCTGACTGCATTACTTTAAATAATGTTTGTGGATATAAAGGCAAAGTGCAAATACCTTTAGCATTATCTGTAAAATAAGGTGATCTTGAATATGTTCCCCATGTATTAAAATCTAATCTACCTTGATACTGAACACCTGCATTTTGATTACTTTGAGTTGAATAGCCTACCATACTTTGTGCAAAAGTATCATAAAGATCTATATCAACTGCATCTCTTTTGTTATTCTTTACTACCCAACTAAAGCCCGGATATGTAGATTGACCACCTGCCCATGCACTATGTGTGTAAGAATATTCTTGCTGTTTATCTGATTCAAAATCTAAAAATGCCCATACTACATTGCCCATATATCCTGTAGTACTTGAATCATAATTAACAACAAAAATAATCCAATACTTACTAGCAAAAACATCTATAGTTTTTATTTTATCGGAATTTACTCTTGCCTGAAAATTAGAACTAGTGCTATTATTATAACCACTTGTAAAAGATAAACCAAATGCTTCATAAGTTGAGGTTGTATTACTAGAATTAACTACAGTTCTCATAAATCCAGAATTTAATCCTGAAAATTTTAAATGTCTTTTTGGTTGAAAGCCTGATTTATAATCATGGTGATATTTGTCCATAACAATACTTTGATTAGAGGTATCAGCAGAAGCAATGTTTTGATATATTGATGTAGTTCCATCTGCTGCTTTTATAGCACCTAATCCACCTGTACCACCACCAATTATAAAACTAGTTTGTTTATCCCAATAAGTTGCATCTAAACTCGATACAGCAGTATATGTGCCATCTAGGACTTTTCTAACATCCAGCATCATATTTCCTAAATTAGTTGAACTATTTGACAAACTATCTACTGCGACAAATCTACAATACATTACCAATCTCCCGGAGTTACATCTGTTACGTGCTTATTAGGATCAACTAAAAATACACTTTCTTCTTTATCTAATAATGTAAATACAACTAATAACTTATTGCTTTTTGGTAAGTATTCTAAAGATGCCCAAGTTATAGCATTATCAGGTTTATCTTTATGAACAACAGGAAAATACTTTTCAATAGGTATTTCAGTTATTTCTTTTAAATCATCAACATCTGAATTTTTTACTATTTCATATACTTTAACAGTATTTTTTTCAGTTTTAAAATGTAGTTTTATGGTATTTTGTTCTTCTTCTGTAAGTGCCATTTAATCCTCCGTATACTCAAAGATTACATTTAGATTTGATCCAGGTGCTGAAGCTGAACCTACCGCAGTAATATCCACAGTTAAAAAATCATCAACATCTAAATCTATAGATACATTTGATGTTGTTTTTGATTGACCTGCAGAAATATTAATTGTTGTGGTTGCTGTTGAGCTTGCTGTTACATCCCTTGCCCGTACTGCTACTGTTACTGTACCATCTGCAACAGTTCCTAATCGTGCAGTAATTTTTTGTATATTTAAATTTTTAGGTGCATACCACCTATCTGTACCTGTAAAGGTTTCTAAACTCTCAAATTGATTTAATACTATGTTCTTAACAATAGCATTTTCTATGTTGCTACCTGTTGCTGTTACTGACAATGTAGCATCAGCAGACATAGTAATTATACTTGTTCCTACGCTATTACTCTCTTTACTTTGCTCTACTACTCTTGATAAAGTAGTTCCACTAGCAGTATATTGTCCTGTGCCTATTTCAAAGTTAGCACCATCTTCAATAACATACTTTACCTTCTGTCCATCTGTAATGCCTGCTTCAGCAAAAGTTTGAAAGCCTGTAAAAGCAGTTCCTAATACAAGTGGATTTGTTGTTCCTGTAGAAGTAATATTAACTTTTACTCTATTTGCAAAAGCTAAACCCATTAAGCAATCCTTATAATAGCTGTACCTGTTCCTGGTGCTGGCATAGTAACTGTAAATGTACCTGCATCTGATGATTGCGTTGAACCAAAATCTATAATTGCAACAGCTTTATTACTGTCAGATGAATTATAAATAATTGCTCCATTTGCGTCTATAGTAGCACTTGTAAATTGTACATTATCAAAATCAACAAAGGCGGTTGATGCACCTGATCCACCTGTTACTGCAACATTTGCTAGTGGTGAACCACCTGCTGAATAACTACCTGTATCTCCTATCTCATCACTATTACCTGTGACATCAGAATAGTTTGTAGTAGCTGGTCCATACGTACCAGATTCACCAGACTTTATTAAGGCTAGTTTAAATGTATCAGTTCCAAATGCATGTAAGCCTTGCAATAACTCTTGTTTAAAAGTATTACATAGTGCAGTTGTAATTCCCATTCTAATCTCCTGTTAATTTAAAGAAAGAGGGCAAGTTTCCTCGCCCCCTCTCAAGTGCATTATGCTAACAAGTCTCGATCAACTTCATCAGCAATCATGTCATGTTCGCCCATGTCTGATACATCCATAAGGATAGCCCAAAAACGGAGTTTGCCTGATGTAACATCAGTTTCAGTTGCAAACTTAACATCAATTGTATCGGCTGTAGATATTATCTGAACTTGCGCAGCTTCTGTGGCTGGCGTTGTTCCGAAAGCACCTACTGAACCACCAACAACATCAAGACCATCAACATAAAGGTCTACAGCACCGGGTGATCCACCTGTAAATCCCATATCAAGAGTACAAGTACCATCAAGTTGTTCCATGATTTCCATGCCTGCAGAAAGAATAGCAGTTCCCGCAGGAATATTAAGCACTTCCATCGTATCGTTAGCGGCAAAGTCACTACCTTTAAGAACAATTGCAGCAGCAATGTCGATAGTATTTTGCACTAAATAAGGAGAACGACCCCTTGCAGAGTTGCCTTGTGCAGCATGATCTGCGGTTGCTAAATTAGCCATGATCTACCCCCTTACGCTACGTTGTATTTAGCAGTAACAATTGCTTCAGGACGTAATATCTTACGGCCGTAGAGGTGCATACCTCTTACAATGTCTGCAAATGAGTCAGGATCACGATAAGTTTCTGTTTTGCTGATTTGTTCAGCAGTAGCAACAGCAGAATCATGTCCTGCAACAATCACACCATAATGGTTGTCTTGGTTTCCTGTACCCGATGTACCTGCTCCTGTACCTTTTGCTGGTAAGTTGCTTGAAACGTGTACTCTGAATCCACCTAGATTGCTTATAGTAAGTCCATTTTTAAGACCTGCTTCAGAATAATCAGCATTAATTAGCTTTGAATTTTCATCCTGTAGTAGCTCCATAAAAATTGGATCAACGACTAGCCAACGACCTTGACTATCAACTTGTTGTTGATTCAAGACCCTTGACATTCTATTAATGACTTGCATAGGTGTCACAGTTGTGGTAATTGCACTTGCTTGACCTGGCAAGACATTTGCTAATGGAATAGAATGATCAGCTGCACCACCTGTGGTGATTGCACTAAATGAATCTTTTCTTAACTTCATAGAAGTAAGAAGTTCATCTGAACCTGCAGTTGAAACAGCCTTTGTGCCATTAACATTTGTATTTACAGCATTACCAACAGCATGTTTGGATGGCTGAGAATACCCTGACAAATATGCCAATACTTCTTGGTCATAGTTATCAGATAATCTATATGCAGCTCTGTCTGTTGCAAGTTGCATAAAGTTTACATGACTATGAGCTTCTTCAATATCATCCATCTTGAAAGCATAGTAGTTTGCTTTGTCGATAACAAGGCTGAAGTCCTCATCGTCTAAGTCTTGTGCTGACACTTGTGTGCCACGCTTATATTCACTAACCGAAATTTCTGGTTCTTTGATAATCTTTACTGTATCCCCTTGATTAGCAATTTCCCCGAAATAATCAGAATTAGTGATATCTCCAACTACAGTAGACTTACGAAACGCAAGCTGTACTTGTTTGGAGTAAATAATGCTGGAAAAGTTACCATTAGGTAAGTTACCATGACCAGCTTCTTTTGGAAAAGCCATATCACATCTCCTTATATTTGGCTCTAGAATACTAACACTCAAAGAGAGGTCATACTTTTAAGGTGAATACATGTATTGGCTTAATTGTATGAGTGGTTCGCTTTTGTATTACTATTAAGTGGTTATCTTGCACCACCTGATATGTCATACACAAACTTTCCTGTACGAATAGCTTCCATGATTTTATCTTGGTTCTTTTCATACTCTTGTGTAGACATTTTGTTTACTACCGACTCTTTAAGGTAGGATGCAGTTGCATCGGCTTGAGGTGTCGATCTTCCTCTTCTTGGTGTAACAGCCTTAGCTGCTGACAAATCAACATTTGATTTTGTTGATATTCCTTTATCTGCTTTATACAAATCAATTACTCTAGATGCTGCTTTTGCATCTGTTGAATTTTCGTATAGAGCATCTTGAATCCACTTAGGTTGATTTTCTGCCCAATCGTGAAATTCATCTTTTTCTCTAATCTCTTCAAAGTCAGGATGAAGTGCTAGTAATTCAGCTTCTGCTTTTTCGACTCTAGCTGATTCTCTCATTCCTTCTATCTCTTTGACTCTTTTATCTAAATCTTGTGATGCTTCTTTTGCTTTCTTGCTTGCAATAGTTTCAACAATACCTGCAACATCAGGATATTTTTTTGCCCATGCATCAATTTCATTTTCTGATTTAGGTAAGACTAATTCATTCTTAGTTGCTAGATCTAATTGTTTTTCAAGTTTTTCGATTCTATCTGTCCAACTTTTCTCTTTGTCAGCTAGATGTCTTCGTAGATCTCCATATCGTTTTTTAAATGTCTGTTCCTCTTTACTAAGGTTCTCATCTTTGCTGTCAATTTCAGGAACTTCTGAACTCGTGACCTTTTCAGTTGTTTCTGAAATCCCATCTCCTTGTGCTTGAGAAGACAGTTGTTCCAATTCTTTTTCAGCTTCTTCAATCCTTTCCTTGTTTTTATTTTTTGGTCTAGGATTTACATATCCTGCAACTTTTGGTTTTTCTACTTCTGCTAATTCTGGCATTATTTCCTCCTATAGGGTCTATATATTAGAGTAGCTATATTGGTTACTTCTTCTTTGTGGCTGTTTTTCTTTTAGCTCTTTTTTTAACTATTGTTTTCTTAGTAGGCATTCCACCTTCACTAAACATCTTAAATTTCTCAGCAGCTTGTCCACCACCATATGCATCTGAAAGACTAGCTTCAGCTTCATTGTATTGATTTTTTTCTACTTCTAAAGATGCACCATCATCTTTTTCATTCATTATTCCTGAAGCATATGAAGGTGGTGGTGTGCTAGGAAAATTATCATCATCGTCATCATCTCTATCTCTACCAAAATTATCTGCTAAATAACTTCCTGAATCACCTGTAGGTTCATCGCCACCTGATCTTTTACCTTGCGTTCCTCTTTCCATCTCTGCTCTTGTAGTCATGTCTGTAGTGCCTGCTTGACTATCTAATACATAATTATCGTATTGTGATTTAAGATCTTGTGTAGGATCAAGAGATGCTGTCATAAATCCTGGATTTGATATATTGTATGTATTGTCTAATGTATTAAATGATAAATCTATGTAATCACCAGCCCCTGTTCCCCCTTCTTCAGAAGGATCACCAGACGCATCTGATGGTCTTATAGCTCCTTTATTTGTAATTGTAGGTGTAATTTTCTTTTTAGGATCATAGATTACATGCTTTCCACCTTTGTACTCATAAATTACTCCACCAATTTTATATCTTTCACCTTCTTTCATACCACCAGGATTAGCTCTTAAAATACTACTTAAAGCTATTGCTTCTGGATTTATATAATTTCCATTTTCATCTCTATCTGTATTTACTTGCCTAAATTCTCCTGTTTTGGCATCTGTATATCCACCATTCATTAATATCTCTGACGATCTTGCAACAATATGTTTATGATTTAATTTTACAATTGGATTAGTAACTCCTTTTATTAATCTTTGAAAAAATGAATCTTCCTCTCCTGTATCACCATAGTAATCAGAAATGTCATCAGCATATGCTTGCAATTGCATTATATCATAGTTCTGAATAAAGTCTTTTGGATCAACTTCTTTACCACCATCATCATCACCCGATGGTGTACTAGGCTGTTGTTCTTCTTGAGGTTCATCATCCCCTGTTCTAGTTTGTCCATTTTTCCAATTTGTATACTCATCTTGTCCTATTCTATCTATTACATTTTGTTCTTCTGCATTATTTAAATTAATTTCATTACATTTAGATACTAAGTCTAAACCTGCATCACTAGTAATATCAACATAACCACCTTCATATGCTCCGCTTGCAATAGGAACTCTATCTGCTTGAGCAAGCACAGTTTTTTGTTTACATCCATCAGCAACAAATCTTATTAATCTAGCTCCTGCTACAGAGCTTCCAAAATACTTTTCACTAGCAGTATTATCTAAAGTAGGAGTAACCACTTGTCCAGATATTCCTGTTGCTCCACCTGGTGCAAATCCTCTAACTAAACCACCTTTGTTTGCTTGCATGGGTTCTGTAGTTTGTAATTCTTCTAAGTTAAATGGAAAACCTTCAGGAGCTTGTTGCATGGGCATAGATGCTTGTTGTGTATCAGGAACAGGTTGCCCACCTATTCTTCCTCTATTGTTCATGTCCTCTAGACCACGTTTTGCTTTTCCAATAAGATCTTCAAAAAACTTTAATCCAAAAAATTGAACAACATCTGCTGGAATAACATACTCACCTTCACTTAATTGAGCTGGTATATCATCTCTAACTTCACTAGCTAAAGAACCTGGTGGAACATCATTTCCACTAACAGGATCACGATTCATACCATCGTCTTTCATGCCACCCTCTTGTAGCATTAATTCCATTTGTTGATCTTGAGTATCTTTAGCCATGTTATATTCCCATTATAAAATTTACACCTATTGTGTCACGATCAGCGTCAACAAGACCCCCTTTGTTAAAGCCTAATATCTTTTTTCTATAGTTTCCTATTTTTTCTTTTACATTTAATAACTTTGCTTTAGCTTCTAACAGTCTCCAATCTAATTTCTTTTCCCAATTAGGTTTGAAAAGTTCTTGTTCATCTATATCCATATATCCTCTATGAATTTTATGTTCTTTAAAATCTGGATTTTTAAATGTACCCAATATAGAATCTGACATATTTGAACTCTCAATTAATTCATCATTCCATACAACATAATTATATATTGGATCAAGGGAAGCATACTTTTTTCCTGGTCTACTCTTCTCTGATAAAAACTTCATTGCATGTATACCCTCTTCCGACAAGTATTCAGCAACTTGTGGTTTAGAAAAGTTATATTTAGCTTGTACATAACCATTAAAATCGCCACCTTTAACTTCACCATTTTTAATCTTGTTTAAAATCATTCCCGCTACTTGCTGTGCTTCTTCTATTGTTTTAAAAGTTTGTTGTAATTCTGGAAAAACTCTAACAAGTGTACTCGGACTTCCTTCAGAACTGTTATTATAATTTCCTGAATTGTGCCACATTCCATCATCATTAATATCTTTTTTTCTTAATTGATTAAAAAACATATCAAGACGATAGCCTTCTATTTCTTCAGTAGTACTTATTATCGTTCCTTTTACTAAATTTGGATCATATCCTAGATTTAATGATCTATTTATTTTTATTGAAGGAGCAATTTTAATACCTACAGGATATTTTTCTTCTAAAGTATTTAAAAATGATTTTGCATTATCTAAATTACGTATTCTTTGTATAGTTGTATCAATCTCTTGCATAACTTCAGGACTTCTACCTCTACCTGTTATTAATGGAGATTGATCCATAGATTTAATACCTGAAATATATTGCCCCCAATCAGTCTGCAAATTGGCTATAAGTTTTTCTAAATCATTTTTAGGAATGTAAGGTATTATTGATTTATAAAGTTGTTCTGCTTCTTGTGGATTTAATAAATCTTTAGACCAAGCATATAAATCTTGCCCTATTTCATCTGGCATACCTGCTTCAAATAATTTATCAACAAGTCGTTCTTCTCCGGGTATAGTATAGACTAATTTCTCAATATAATGATTAAATGAACTTTTCCAAAACATTCTGTCTTGTGGCTGTTCCCATAAAAACTTAAATTGATCTATGTTATTAGCTATTTCATTTTTAAATGGATTAAAATTGTAAGTTATTAAACTGTTTTTAAAATCTAAATTTTTTATTCCATCATCATAATGCTGTTTTTGAACAAAATCTGTCTGCCCTACTGAATCTATAAAAGCACTATTTTGTCCTGGATTAACAACGTGAGGTTTAAAATCAGTTGTAGTCGTCCATGCTCCACTATCAAGAGATGGTAAACTATCAACAACATTTCCAAATTCTCTATTTACTAGTTTTAATTTATTAGCACCTTGTTCAAACATAAAGTCTTCAAAATTTAAAACTTCTGAAGGATGTAATTTTAAATTAGTGTTATATATTGTTCCTCTTCCTACTTTTTGAACAACTGAGTTAAAATCATTATCAACACCAATATTTTCAAGTTTCATTTTTTTAAATTCTGCTGATCTTCTACCACTTGTAGCTATTTTTCTATATATATTTGCAATATCCATAAGGTCTGTAAAATATAATCCAAACCCAAAAGTATTAGCACCTTGTCCTGTACCCCCTTTTTTTGGAGATTTTCCTACTGCACTCATATCAAATTTTCTAATTCCTTGTCTTTGTGAGCCATGAAAAATAATAACATCTTCCAATTCACCTCTTAATGCCATTCTATGTTTTTTATCTAGTTTATGAAAAGGTATAGTTTTTAATAGACGTTTAGCTTCTTTTACATCAACACCACCTCTTTGTATTCTTTTTGAAATCATCTTTAATGCTTTTGCAGTTATATCTCCGAAAACAGGAACAGTTCCTAATGCAACACCCCCTGATAGCACAAGTCCAGCTATGACACCTTCTTTTGTTCCTTGTTGAAAAGAAAGTCTAGCATCTTCCGCCATTAGAGCTTCACCTACACCTGGTGTCCAATTCTCTTTTTGTGTAACCATTTGCCACGCAAGATGAGGACTCATATTGAGTGCTATAAATTGATCATAAAGTGCTATTCTATATTTGTTTTTTTCTTCACCATATTTTTTAAGTGCAATGTTGTTTAAATTTTCTATTGTATTATCTTTAAAATAACCAAAATCTTGTGCTTGTTCTTTTGGATCTTTTACATCATCTATACGTTCTTTTACTTGTTCCATTCTTACGTTTGGATTTACAAATGCTCCTTTTCTATCTGGTATATCTCCTCTAACTCTAGCTATATCTCTGTAGTCATTTTCTTTATTTTTAAGATCTTGCCCTACACCTGTAGCAATAGTAGGCTCACTTGCATCTAGCTCTTCTGCATAATCAGTAAAAGATTTAGGTATATTCTGTTCATAATTAAGAGCATCCAAATTCTTCTGTTGTTCTTTTTCAATAATAGTGTTATCAACAACTTCATCTTGAAGATCTTGAACACTATCTCTTTTCGCCATTATACCTGATGGTGAATTTGTATTTACTAATTCAAGACCCATATATTTCTTCCCTTAACTGTTTAAGTCTTTTTAAAGATGAAATTGCACCTTGCGTTCTATACACAATAATGTCTGTATCAGCTTGCTCTAAATTTTTATGTTGATTACTAATTAAATAATCTAAATAATTATTGAACAGTTCCCATTGCTCCCGGTTGTTGACCAACCCCTTGAGGTTCTGTAGGTGGTGTTCCTTGTTGTCCTTGTACATTTCCTGAAAATCCTTGTTCTCCCGGAGTAGGTGCTTGTCCTGTACCTATTGTACCACCACCGACCCCTGTAGGATCAGTAGGAGTAGCACCTGCCACACCCTCTTCAGGTAATGGTGGCATGTTCTCCTGTTGAAATTTCTTTAATATATCTGCTTGTATGGCTGCATCTTGTAAGTTATTTGTAATTTTATCAGGATCTAAATCCATTGACTTTGCTATTTCACGTATAATATAATCCATCTTAGCAAATGGAGCTAGTACAGGATTACTTGCAACTTGTAAGAATTGCATCAATCTTTGACTACGTACTTCATTAGCCATAAGACTTTCTGTACCTTGTGCTTTAACTTCAAGATCTCCTCTAATAGATTCATCAAAGTCAAATTGCATATTAAAACTAAAGAATGCTTTTCCTAATGGTGCAATTAAAAAGTCATCAATATTTTTTACAACACTTCTAATTGATCCATTAGCTGCTGACATTAGCATACTAATACCTGATGCAGTTCTACCTACACCTTGTATCCCTGTCTGCCCATGAGCAAATGATGGAAAGCCTGAACTTTCATCAGCAAGCACCCTAGCTTTATCAAACAGTTGCATATTTTCACCAGCAACATTTGGAAATTTCGTACCAAATATAGCTTGACCAGGTGCCCCGCCTTGTCTTCTAAATACTTTACCTGGATATACAGACAAATCCTGTCCTGGTGTTAAGTTGGTTTCATCTACTTCTATAATAAGATTACCTGACAATGCAGCATTATCAATTGCCATTCGCATAAAACCATTCATTAAAGTCTGCGTATCATCCATATTCTCAGCAATGCCAATACCAAAAAATGAATAAGGATTGTGTTCGTATGGCACAGAGTAATAAGGTATACGTACAGGCTTAAATGGATTAAGCACAAGTCTTAGTATTTGATTATTACATATCCATGCATTTACATTTACTTGATCTAACTCTTTTAATTCTTTAGGGATCGTAATTCCATTTTCTTCTAATATAGTTGTATCTACGTATCCCCAAAACTCTAATACTTCAATTCTATCAGGACTATAGTTAGCACTATTATCTTCCATGCTTTCTTCCCAATACTTTCTTGCGTAGGAATCGCCCATCTCAATTGCATTCTCAATTGCATCTTCATCAAAATATGGACGAGACTTCAATGACCTAAGTTGTGTTCTAGAAAGTTTATGTCGTTCAACTATGTATTCAGCATCGTCCATACTATTCGCATCTGGATCAGGATAAAAGTTCCAAATAGATACATGTTCAGTTGTAGGTACTGTTTTTACTAGTGGCTCATAAGAACCTTCTTCAGACCAATTTGGATACTCTTTATCTTTTGCAAGCGGGCCCTTCATAATGCCTGTACCAAATAAAGCCATTTCAAAAGCTAATGATCTTAGTTGTTTATTTGCACCTGACTCCTCAAGTTGATCAAATATTTTCTTTTCCATCTTTTTAGCAGCTACCATTGCTGGATGAAATGTAACACTTGTAGGAGTATTACCACTACCCTCTACAACTTTCTCAGCTACAGGCTCTAGTTTCTTTTCTAGCGGGCCCAATCTCTTTTCTAAATCTTCTAAAGTTTCACCTGGCTGTAGTCTTGTATCTTCAGAATCAAATAGATAAGGTATATTAGTTTTCTCTTCAAATGTTTCTTTAATAGTGTCCATACTAGATGTAACATTAGGATCTGTATTTAAATGAACAGCTTCAGCTACACCATCTGGTAGTATAGTAGGATTGATACTTAATGGAAATTTAGAGTTACCAAATAATACCTCAATAATCTGTCCATATGCAGCTAATGTTTTAGTTTTAGTTACTTTTACAAAAACACGAGACTTTTCTGTTTCAGTAAACTGAACATCACTACCATATACACCTCTATAATTTTTATAAGCTTTTAACCATCTTTGTTCGTCATTTAATCTAGCATCTTCCGCTCTTTTAAATCTTGATTCAATAAAAGCTATAACTTGATTTATATCAGTAGCTTCGATAGATTGATCGCCTGTGGTGTCGATTACAGCGACATCATCAGTTTCAAACATCATTTCATTATCTTTATCTGCCATATTTAATATCCAAATTTAGTATCTGCAACTTGAAAACCTTGATTTTGTGTTAAAGGATCAAAGTCAAAAATGTTACTTCTAGGTCTTGTCATAACACCATAACGCAAAGCATCGTATAAGTGATCTTCTGCATTTGTGTCTACGTCTTCAGGATTCTTTTTATCAAGTGGTAATGCTGGTAACTGTGCAATAACATTCGTACAAGTATTAAAAAAAACTAGTCTAGGCTCTTCTGTAAAATCATCTACTTGTAAACGTCTATGTATCTCGTTCTTACCTGATACTCGACTTCCCTTACTTCTATCTGATGGTCGCCATCTACAACCACGCATAATCATTTGTTCAGCCAAAGATGGACCAGGATCGCCACGCTTATGCCAAAGGCTAGAGTCCAACACACCATAAAGAATAGTACCATCTTCTTGTTCTAAATCTAATATCATATCAGCTAAATCTGTAGCTAATACTTTCTTTACATATAATTCTCTGTATACTACTAACTGATCACTAGGACTTATAGCAAACCACAATATGCCACTATAACTTCCATACCCATAGTCACAAGCCCTAAATCTCTTCCAAGTTTTCGGAATAGAAAATGGATCAACGACATGAATATCTCTATTAAACTCTGAAAAAGCGGCACCTTCATTAACATCCCAATCCCCTTCTAGTAATTGTTTTCTTTGATGTTCAGGTAAAGATAATAGCATTGTTTCGTATTCACCTGATTCAGCTAAATATGGATTGTCAAATAATCTAGCTGGTATAAATCTACGTTTAAATAATGGTTGACCTTCTTTACTATGTCCTTTAGGATATGAAAGATTTTCACCTGTTTCTATATCTGTTGCCCAAAATGATCTATTATATGGAGAAGGATCAATAAACATTTTCTTAACCCATTGATGTCCTATACCACCGGGGTTTGTAGTTGCTCTCATAAAGATAGGCAAGTCAGGACTAGCAGTACGTAAACGTGAACGTAAATAGTTCCATGCAAAAGGTGTAGACCATTGTGTAAGCTCATCAAATCCAATCCAACTAAATGCTAAACCTTGATATCTTAATACGTCTTCTTCTCTATCTAGATATGAAAACCATAATCTGCCACCTGAAGGAGCTACCCATTGCATCTTTCGTTCTGACCATTTTATATTAGGTATAACTTTAGGATACAGTTCTTGTGATTTCCAAACAAGTTCTCTTAATTCTTCAGTTGTATGTCTAACTAACAATCCTGAAAATTGAGGATGCATAATATAGCGTAATGGATCCGCTAACATTGCATACGACTTGCCCCCTCCTGCAGAACCGCCATATAACACTTCTCGTTCAATAGATGCTAGAAACTCTGTCTGTGGACCAGGATTAGGTTCAAATATAACCTGTCTGCCCTCATATGGATCAGACTTTGTTTCAGGAACTTTGATTTCTTCAATCTGTGGTTTTACTTGCACCGACTCTTTCGGTTTCAATTTTTTCTGCCGCTTTGATGATTTCTTCGTACCTTTTGGCATACTGACGTTTAACTGAAGCTGTTTTCTTACGTCTTCGTTCATCTTGTACTCGTTTTCTCAATCCTACGTGTGATATGTATCGTCCTGTTTGCTTAGACAACCAATTAGCTATTTCTCTATAACTATATTGTCCTAAATACCTTTTAGCTTTTTCAAGTGCATCTAATTCATTTTTAATAGGTCTAAGAATAGTTGAATCATCAGGATCTTCTACATAACCAAATGGTATCGTTCTTGCCATTTTAGGAATAGGCAACCATTGATCTGTGTAACCTTTTATATCAGGCTGTGGTAAATCCCAATATCCTATACTTTCTGTCTTCATTTTCTCCTAGTCTTAGTTTTAGGTTGCATTCTTACATTTCTTCTTTTAGCTAAGATTCGCAAATTTTTCTTTGAATTATTTAATGGATTCATATCTTTATGATCTACATGTTTGCCATCACCTTTAGATACTAAACCTGCTTTTTCAAAAGATCTTCTTGCTTTATTACGAGATGCCCTTTTCTTTTTCTGTAAAGGTGTTTCGTGATATTGCTTATATTCTTTTTTATAGTTACGTCTGTGGGGCATCTGAATCTTTAGGTGGCAATATAAACAAACCTGTAGATGAACTTACTTCCATCTTTTCAGTTTTAGCATGTCCTGTTCTATCTAACAAATCTTTAGCTGCAACTATCTTTTCTTTAATGCCTAACTCTGTAGGATCATCTAAGACATTAGCCATTGAAAAGGCAGCTTTAGGAGCTACACGGGCTAAGTATTCTCTAGTCGCTTCATTAATTTCATCTTTTAAACTACGAACAACTTCAGAAGATGATGTACCATCTGAATAACCTGCTAATTTTTTAGCTTGCACAATACTGCCTTGTGCTTTGTCAAACAAAACATCTAAGAACAATCTTTGCTTTTCTGTCAACTCTCTTGGCATTATATATCTTTTCCTTTTTCTGGCAATACTTTATTAGGTATAATCTGACACATCGGTTTTGCTTGAAAGACAGTAGGACTCTCCATTGCTATCTTTGCTTTTTTTATCGACTCTTCAAAACATTGTTTCTGTGTTGCAACAAGTTCTAAACCTGTTATAACAGTACAAGTCTGTGCATAAGGTGATGAACACATCAATATAATTGGAAGCCACATACCCATTATACTAACTCAAAATGTGGGGCATCTATGAACGGCCGTCTGCCTTGCGACCGGCGTTTATCTATATATTCATTCATCAAATCTCCAGCAGTACCATCCCACTCGTTCAAAGGCTTATGCCACGCTGCTCCCCATCGAATAGATTTACCTTCTTTAATGGCTGCATCTTTTATAGCATCAGCAATGTCATCGTACAGATTCAACTCCCACGATACTCGTCCTGAAATATAAGCGACTAAATCGACTGCATGGCTCATGCCTGTTGCTTCTTGTGGCAGATGACGGGAGTTCATTGTTTGTGACGCACCCTTTTTGACTAACTCAGCCTGCTCACTTTTTGTCCGCAAACCGCAAGTGACTCCAAAATCAACTTTTGTCGTCTTTATTGCGTTTTTTACGATATTCACTAATGATTCGTTTACGCCGTTCAATCTCTCTAAACTTCTTGTACTTAATGTATAACTCATTTCTCATCTCTCTTCTTCTAACGTGATCACTCTTATGCTTTAAACTGTCTAATGGATACCTTTTATCGCCTATGTAATTTTGCACATAGCGAATGTGTATCACCTCTTCTTCATTCCAAAAAACTTACTAACAGATCGAACCCCAAACGATGCAGCTACTATCGCCCCCAAACTTATCTGATACCAATCCGGCATATTCTGCAATGCAATAAACCCATCAGTCACGATCTGTCGCCCCCAATCACCGCAGAAACATAGAATCAGCGGGAGAGAGAACAAAATTGTTAGCCATTCATCTTTCCAGCTGCTTTGTGTAGCACGTATAGCAGCAAGCTCCCAATCAATTTCGCCTGTTGCTTCCTTCATACGAATCTGTGCTTCAGCTTTTTGCACAGCCGTCTTCCCATCTATGTAACTTGTAGCGAGTCCACCAACTGAACTTAGTATTGTTGTAATACTACCTAACAATTCCATTTCCTCAATGATTTATTAATTCTAGAATCAGGATCTCTAGCTGTTTTTGCAGAGGTCAACTTTGATTTCATTCCTTTCATTCTAGAACAAAAAGATTTTCGTCTGTTTGCAGCTTTAGAACCCTTCTTTAATTTAGAAGGTTTAGTAGTAACTGCTGTTTTTAACTTAGATCCAGGATTAGCTCGTCTATAAGATGCGACTCCTTTTGCATTGAGTCCACCACTTTTAGATTTACCTTCTTTTCTTTGCCATGCTGGTGATGTAGCCATTATCTGTATGCTCTCGTTTTTTTCGCAATTTTTTTAGGTTGCTTTACAAATTGCTTACCTTGTCTATTGCCTTTAGCTTTAGCTTTATTAGTAGCCGCCTTCTCTGACGCACTCAATGATTTCCAAGCAGCATCAGGGAGATATCTTCGCTTACCTTTTGAAGGTTTACCTGAAGATGTTCTCCACTTTTGCTTGCCCCAATCTTTAAGACTTTTTTGACTTTTTGCGAGTGCCATTAGTTGATACAATTGCGATTGTTACGCACCCTTTCTTGTCATTTTTTTTTTCGGACTACCACCTTTAGACATACCCATCTTCATCATATCTTTTTTCTTAGATGCCATTCCACCATACATCATTCCTGTTTTCTTTTTTGGTGGTCTTCCCACCTTTGATCCATAAGTTCCTTTTCCTTGCGGCATACTGTATCTCCTTTACGATTTATAACCACCACCAGAAGCTTTATATTGCTTGGCTAACATTTGAGCTTTACGGGCAGACCATTGACCAGGTTTTCCACCCTTACTCCCTGCTTTAATTCTATTAAATATAGCTTTACGCTTTTTAGGTTGCGTGTAGTTTTTTGCTGCATTTACTGCCATCAACTACTCCTTCGCACACTTACCATTATCCCTACATTCCTGTTTAGTAGGACAATGAGGACAAGGTACAGGATAAAAATGTATCATTAGTATCTCCTATAATTAAAATGGCTACTCGCACACCGAAAAGTAGCCACTAACCTCCAATTGAATGACAACCACTTACAGCGATTGCAATATATATACATAGACCTATGATAATTAATTTACCATAATCTAAATCCCACGCAGTACCTTCACCCCGTGAACTAAAAAAATCTAATACTCTTCCCCACATTATATATTCTCCCTTTGCTCAACTTTAGATGAAACCTCAACTCGTGATTTTCCACCATTTACGTATAAACCAAACCAAGCGGCACCTGCTCCTACTACAACAGATACAAAACCTGCTTGAGCATTGTTTGGCTCTGCGAGATTCATAAACCAACTGCATGTTTGATAAAATACGACCATGTACGACAGGATTAATGCTCTAGGCACGATTCTCCATGAGTCTAACTTTTCAGGTGTTATCATAACTACAGTATCCTCGTGGTACACTAGGGTCTAATACATCTGATGCACTCAGATGACCCTCTAAATACATAGCTCTTTCTACATGATCTAGGCTATATTTAACACCTGTGTTCATTTCTATTGCTTTTTGCACATAGAATACATCAGATACAGGTATATGCATGTTTTTGATGTTGCTAATGCTTCCTTTAGATATAAGGGCATTATAATATCTGTCTAATACAGAGGTATAGTTATATAGTTTTACACATTTCTTTTTCATTGTCAAGCATTATTTTCAATATATTGTACATTTATTGCATTTAAGTGTACATATAGGTGTATTAATAAAGTTTTTTTAAATCATCTTTAATTGTAACACCCTTAATGGGTAGTTTTACACATTAAATTCAAGTTGTCAACCCCTAAAATGAAGAAAACACCATTATTTTTATATTGTGACCCTAGTACAATGTGGTATTTGTGCAACATAAGTGGTTAACACCCCTTTTTCCTGATCTGTGTAGGGTTCTGTGAACACATACGTACCAACCGGGTGTGTCGCCTGCCCTACCCCAAAACCCGAAATTGCAGGAGGTCATTTTTGGTGCAACAATTTTAAGCTTGCAGTAAAACATATTTTTTAAATGAGAATATAAAATGAAAATTCAATTAAATGAATCATTTAAATATTTTGATAAACTGATTTTATATCTGTTACACCAAAAACCACCACCAAAAAAGTACACCCCCACGAAAACAAAAGGACACCCCTTGAAAATGTGTACAACATTATCCAACATTGCCACGTGGCAAACTTGAAATGATACAATAAATTAATTTCATTTTATTTAAATTATTTTACTTGAAACACTTGAATTATTTAAATAAACACTTATATTAATATTAAGGTCTAAGGCACATACCTCTGACAAAATGAGCCAAAAAAGTGAGAATAAAAATGACAAACACAGTTAAAAAAACAACTAATAAAAAAGCTTCTACTAAAACTGTTGCAAAGAATGTTAAAGTATCTAACTTGACAGCAACAATAAAAGAGACATGTTTTTCTTATTTCAATAAAGATGGTCAATACTTTTCAACTAATGAGACTGATAATATATTGAATAATATGTACGCTAGTTATAGCAAAAACAATTTTGATAGGGCTTATAATGGCTCAGTTGCTTTAGGTAAGTTTGCTGATGCTCAGTCTACACACGCTTATCATTTAATTAGATCAAAGATTACTGTATGTAATTCTGATAATGTACAATCTAAGCCAAAAGAAATGAAGCCAGAATTAATGAAAGAAGCTTTGATTCAGTTAGTTGGTCAAGAAGCTTATGACCTAGTACCATCAATGACAAGGTCACGTTCTTTTCATGTTGTTGCTTTAATATGGAATAATTTATTTGATGCTGAAAAAATAAATAATGATCCTGTAATTAAAAATAGTAATTACAAATTTGTTGGTGCAGATACAATTTTTAATGGTATTGAAAAGACAGACACAAGTGATATTGTAGGATCATTTTACAATAAGAATACTAATAAATATGTTTCATATTGTAGTGTTTCAAAAAAATTGAATCTTACAACAGACAAGAAAACTAATGATGTATCAGCGAGAACATCAAAAGCTTCTGTTGGTGGTAATTCAAAATCTAATACACCAAAAATTGAAAAGTTAGATGAAACAAAAGTTGACGAGCAATTTAAAAATCAACTTGATGTATTCTTAGCAAATACCAAAAAAGCCACTAATTGCTCAGTAACAGATGCTATATATACTGCAATTACTCATGTATGTGAAAAGGCTGAAGCTTCAAAAGTAGACGTTCACGCCTTACTTATGAATATGGCTTTCACTTTTGAAAATAAAAAGTAATCCAAGTTTGCCACGTGGCAATGTTGAAATGTTAGCATTGCCACATTTTATTTAATTTAAATTGAGAGTTTAAAAAATGTTAGATAAAAATTATAAAATAGTAGAAGCAAATTTAATTGAAAAATTAATGGCTAGTGAAAAAAAAGTGAGACACTTGCAAGCTTCAATTGATAGTGTTATTCAAGAGTGTCAGTATTTCAGAAATGAAATTCTAGATGAAAATAATTTACCTATGATTTACAATAAAAAGCAATTGGATAACTACACAAATAAATTACAAATAATTGAGACTATGTTAGAAAAAATCTAACCACAAAAATAAATTTAAAATTAAATTGGCTATTGATTAATTTCAGTAGCCTTTTTTTTTTATGCCAACTTTTCTCACTCAAAAATAGTGATGATAGGTTTTGGGGTGGGGGTGGGGGCATTTCAACTTAGTGTGGTTATTTAAGCAAATCGGTTTGACATCAATGTGTGGCTATGCTATATTAAAGAATAATTAGTTTTTTACACAGTTAACCCAACATTGCCACGTGGCAAACTTGAAATAAGGAATAGCAGAATGTTATACACAAAGAATGAATTAAATGATATGATCAGATGGGGTGGTGATATCGGTATGTTTCAAATTGATAGACCCATCAAC